GTCATCATCCAGTCAACTAGGTTGACCAGCACATCAATGGCTTGTGTTTGTTTTTTCATAGGCAAGGTAAACTTAGCACACGCAAAGAAAGAGCGCAAATCATTTTGTGCGTTTTTTATTCTTTTTTATTCTTGTAAACTTGGCACGCTTTTAGAAAGTGCTTGACAAGGTTATCCCCTAGGAGTGTTCCCTAAGAGAGCATAGGGATTTTACCTATCCCAGGCCGCTTGGCATAGGTAAACGTATTAAGCCCCCCACCTAGGGTAAGTCGCGGGATTTCTCCGTTGATCGAGGCATGGAGCCTCTTGTCCCCTAGGCGAGAGAAAGTCAAGAAAGTTTATACGTCACTTAAAATTTCATACATTTTTTCGGTGTCAACTTCTTCCCGCAAAGGTTCGCGGCCATTCCACTCTGGCCTTGTCAAGTGAGCAATTTCATCAATGTCGTAAAAGATTTGCTTGCGTGCTTCTCGCAATGTGTAAGCCAAACCAACAAGGGCGGCATAAACGCCCCGCGCTTCATAAAATTCCATTGATTCAAACGGTTTAGCTTTCCCTTTGGTCATTTTAGGTAAAAGCTTTTGTTTTGTTTGATCTGCCTCGTTTGATTTGCTTTCGATTTCCGCAATCGTTTGAGAGATTGCATGATTACGTTTTTTATTGCGAGCTTCAAAGTAATGAGTCAGAACTTTGTTGTGGAATTGTGCTTGGGTCATGCTGGCAAGATAACAGTTTTTATTCTTCTGGCAAGTCTTTTTTGTCTTTATTTTTGAGCCTCGCACGCGCAAGGGCGCGAGAGAATTTCTTGTGCTCGCTAACGTCTCGAATTTTGCAGCAGCAACGGCAACCATATTTGGCGCGTTTGTTTTTGCTGCCGTCAAGGCATTCTTTCTTTTGTTCTGCTCTGAAGCTATCCATTGTTTTTATGTTTGGGATTGCGGCGGTAATCTTTCGCGCTCTTATGTTTCTGCGGCGGCGGCGGAAGGTCTTTGCGCACGCGCTTTTTTAATTCGCGGTCTGAGATTGTGCCGAGGTGATGTTTCATGTTAGGAAAGCGTAAAAAGTAACGTTTTCTTCCAAAGAAAAATCACGATTGTTTAAGATGCTAACATATCGCGCTATAGTCACTCTTGCACTCATTGGAGAATTTGCAACATTTGTTTGGACAAGAATTGCGCGATTCTTGTTTTCTTTTTCAAAGATGGAATCATCTTCGTGAATGTCTCGCCAGTTGATGTCTGTTTTGTTCATGATTAGAGCTTATTATATTTTCGCACAAGGTCAAGGCGTTCTTCAAAATGTTTGGCAATTGTTTCGTTGCCGACAATGAGGTCTTCCAGCATGCCCCTGTAGAACACTGCGTTGAAAATGTGCGCCTGTTCCTTTGTCAAGGCCACGCCTCTGCTTTCTTCACTGATTTGACGGAGTAGGTTGCCTGCGGTTTCTAATGTGTGGTTCATGTTTCTACTATAGAGGCAAAAGCGCTTCCGTCAAATAGAAAAAGATAAAAATCCAAATTCGAAACCCCCTAATACTAAATAGGAAAGCTTTAAATAGTCTTCTTAGGCATCTTTCTTAAGAAAGAGTAGGAATTTTACCTACCCCAGGCCCGCTGGCCTAGGTAAATCACCTAGGAGAACTTAGGGGGCAGAGAGGAACAACACTAACCTCTCCACCCCCTTTTGTCTTATCACCGCCTAGAGATTTTTTTTACGAGGTTTGAGATTTTTTCCTCTGCTTTAAGCAAGAAAGTTTTTGCTTTCTTTTTAGCGTTAGCCCTAGAGAGGATTTTTACTCTGCTTTCAATCGGCGCGAGGGGTTTGAGCTTTGCCTTTTGCAAGGCGCGAGAAGAAAGCATTTGCACAGGAGAGCTAAAGCTGCATTTGTTTTCTAAGAGATAATGCCAAGCGGCATTTACAGAAGTAGTGGAGGATTCTAGGCGTAGCATATTTTTTATTGATTAAAAGTAAAGAAGAGGGTAGGGTTTGAACCTACTAGCCTATTAGGGGCATTTTCCAATTGCCGTCTCTCTTCAAAAGACTATTCCCAAGCGAGTTCAAGGCCCGCGATGTGAAGGGAACGATATTTTTCGGCATCGCCGTCATCATGGTCGATGACCTTGGCGGTGATGTAGGTGCGGCCAGATTTGCCAGTGTTCACGCCTTCAATGTCTTTGATGGTGAAACTGCGCACGCCGTTGGTTTTGACGCTTGAATTTCCTTCGTTCAGGTAAACAACATGCTTGTTGTTCAGCGTTTCGATGACTGCTTCTTTCTTGGAACGAAGAAGGGCGATTAGATTGTCTTTGGTGATGAGGTCTTTCATAGTGTGTTGTTTTTTGGTTAGGGGATAAGATAAGCGAGAAAGGAGAGAAGTCAAATCTTTTCTACAATATATCGACGAGCTTGAAGAGCTTTGTCCGCTTCTTCCCGCCAGTAGTCTTTGAGTTTTTCATTTTTCGACTCGGCAACTTCTTTGCAGGCAAGGTCAAAGCGTTGCGTAAGTGAGATAAAGATTGTAGTGAAGATTTCTTCGTTCATGGGGATAAGATAAGCGAGAAAGGGAAAGAAGTCAAGAGCTTTTCAACTGTTTCAAGTTTTGCCGCGCTTCTTTCAGTTGTTTTTTGCAGCGTGCAATAGCGGCCTTGTTTGGAGTTTCAGCGCCAAGCAGATAGAGCAAATTTGTTTCTGTAAAGGTTACGCGAAAAGCGGCGTTTTCAATAGGAGTGTTGTGCATAGTGAAAGATAAGCAAGAAAAGAGGAGTAGTCAAGAGTTTTCCGCCCAAGAATCAATTTGATCGTGCGAAACTCCATACAGTCCATCCTTTTGAGTGCGAAGATAAGAAAAAGCAAGATCGGGCATTTGAGCTTGCACTACCAACTCTTCGCATTCAGCAGCGATAAAAATAAAGTTTAGCAATTCTGTCGCTTGTTCGTGCGACAGATTAAATTTAATTGATTTGGCAAGGATTTCTTTGGTGATTTCGGCTTGTTGGCTCATTTTTTTATGTTTGGTTAGGGGTTACGCTTTCTTTGACACGCAGAAAGAAAAGACAAGTTTTCCCACGCGCACGAAACGAATGCCGCCGACTTTGCGAGTGGAGAGGCGGAAAGAGAGGATTTTTGGCTTGCGAAATGTGATTTTTTTCATGGCCACAAGATAACAGAAAAAGAGATTCGCGCAATGTCTTTTTTAACTTGTTTTTATTCTAGTAATTAGCATGCCAAGATTGCAGGAAAGTTTTTTTTGTTTTCTCTTAGGGATTTTACCTACGCCAGGGGGCGTGGCCTAGGTATTTCTCCTAGGGCTTATGCTCACCAATGGTAATCGTCTTCTGGATGAGGCTGTGGAGGCCCGCAGTAAAAAGGATTCGGTTCCCACACATCAAAGTCCGTAAGAATCCAAGCGTGAGTTGGTTTTTCCGCGCCAAACAAAAGAGTCATTTCTGCATGGGCTTCCTGCGTGGGAGTGCCCCCATAAGAGGGGGGATCATATTCGTCGGGTGTCATCATAAGATTTAAGTTTAGTTGTTTTGCGTGAGAGAAGCTTCTTGATGCTCCCATGCCTCCTCGCGCAACAAGTCGTAAAACTCGTTGAACTCAGCGGCGGCGGCGTGCATATCTTCGGCGGTAGTGGAGAAGTTCATTTCGTTCATAGGGCTATAGAATAGCGGTTTACCTCGTCCGCGCAAGAAAAAAATGATTTTTTATTCTCTAAATAGCAAACTCGAAATCTCCTAATAGTAAATAGACTTCTTACCTAAGGCGAAAATCTTAGGGATTTTACCTATCCCAGGGGGCGCGGCCTAGGTAAACCTCCTAGGCAATGTATATAAAAAAGGGCGGCTTTCGCCGCCCTCGTAGGTCATTCACCGAAGTCGCATTCGGTCTGGCTTTCGTAATAGCTATCAAGCCACTGATCCTCAGTTGGCTCAACGTAATCTTCATGAGTGTCAAACTCTTGATTGTCGGAGGGTTCTTCGCCCTCAAAACCGTTGACCTCATCAAGGTCATAAGCGGGGCGGGCGGCGTGCATGTCTTCAGCGGTGATAGAGAATTGCATAACAGAGGATATATTAATGGTTAACTGACTACGCGCATAGAATAACAGAAAACAAAGAACGCGCAAATCTTTTTTTCATGTTTTTTATTCATCAAACTGCAAATTCGAAACGCCCTAATAGTAAATAGACTTCTTAGGTAAGACTCCTAGGGTAAGAGTCTTAGGGATTTTACCTATGCCAGTGGGCCTGGCCTAGGTAAACCACCTAGGAGGCCCGATTAGAGCGTCTCCGCTTCTTCTAGGGCTTTTCTGTAGGCATTCTGGGCGTTCTGGCTTTCCTGCCTCCAGAAGTTTACCGAATCCTGCCAGAAAATGTCGTTCGGGAGTTCCTCGACTTTCTTAAGAGCGTTTCTTGCGTTGTTGTCGCAGATTGTCTGCTCGCGCTTAGCGAAAGAAAGCAGGGTGCAAAAAGTTTCGCGGGAGATTGTGATGTTGTCTTGCATGGGGATTTTGTTTGTCATAGGGTTAGAAGGTAACAGGTTTTTCTGGCTTGGCAAATTAGAATTGAATTTGGGCAGTGAAGAAAGACTTGAACTTTCCATCGGAAGTCTTGAACGTGGCGTATTGCTTGCCAGTGTTCTTGGAGATTGCAACGTGCTGGAAAGTTGCGCCTTCCACGCGAGTCACGCCGTCCTCTTTCTCGTAGTTGAAAGAAGTGAGAGAAGCGAGAATGTTTTCCAGCGGAGTTTCATCTTTCGTGATGGTAACGGCGCGGGGGGCGACGTTGTTGAGAAGGGCGAGGACTTGGTCGTTTGTCAGCAGAGCTTTCGTTTCCATGACTTATTATGCCACAGGGCTAGAGAACCGCAAATTCTTTTTTGTTTTGTTTTCATCTTTTTCATCTATGGAAATTATCATGCCAAGTTCGCAGAAAAGATTTCTTTTGTTTCTCTTGACAAGAGAATCGTCTTAGGGAAAGGCAAGGGATTGTCTTAGGTGAACTAGGCTTAGAGTCTTAGGAATTTTACCTACCCCAGGCCCCCTGGCCTAGGTAAAGTTCTTAGGCTCCCCACTTAAGGGGCTTAAGAGTTTCCTAGCCTAGGCTTAGTCAAAGTTCGTAGGACTTTTCCACTGCCCTCTCATAGAAAGCATCTAAGAACTTATCCTCTTGCTCCTTTAGGAAATCATCCCATTCGGGATTAAGTGAATCGCAGCGTGCGTCGTGCTCGCTAGCGAGGGCGTGCATGTCTTCGGCAGTAGGTGAGAATTGCATAGTGGATAGTGTTGTTGCTTAGGTTGTTTGCTTATGCTTCGCACTGCTTTGGCGTGCGAAGGGAAAGGCCAAGTTCACGCTCAACCTTGCAACTTGCACACTGGCAGACATAGGGCGCAGGGTTCACTAGGCGAGGGCCGAAACCATTCGGCAGGTGACTAGCCTTGGATGTTCGGAGGGCGAATCTTTCACGTTTGGAGAGGGGGGCGTTCATGGCAGGAGTAGAGTAGAGAGGGGAAAGAGGGGCGCAAGTTTTATTTTGTAATCTTTGGGAGCCATTCGACAACGTAGGCTTCCCAATCTTCACGCGAGGCGAAAGCAGAGACTGGCCAAAGTTTTTCGGCCATTTCAAGGAGGAGGGCGGGGATGGTTTCGATTGTTTCCATGATTAGAGTATAGGGGGGAAGGTTAAACGCGCAAGCGATTTTATGCGATAGCTTTCAAGATTTCGGAGCGCTTCGCATATTCGTTGCGATAGTAGTCTTCGCTGCTGTAGCCCTTGGATTCTGCCCAACTGGCAGCGCTGTCGAACTCTTCCATCTTATCTTCCAAGGCGTTGCGGATGATTACCCATTGAAGAGCGGTCAGGGTTTTGGTTTCGAGGGCGGCGAGATTGATTTCGTTATTCATAACAAGAGTATTTTAGAGGGGGAAAGAGGTAGCGCAAGTTTTATTTTCCGCGTGTAGGATGCGCGGCCCCCGTGTGAACTATGCTAGGCAATCCTGCGGAACATAGAAAATTGGCCCCTTGCCGTGACACTCTAGGCAAAGGTTGATGCTTTCTTCCCATTCCAAGCGAGAATGGCGAGCCACGTTCAAGATTCGTAGAGCTTCGCGGGGCGAGTAACCAAGGGAGCGGAGGCGGAGGAAGGTGTAGTTTTTGAGAGACATATTGTTGATGTGGTTAACTGTTTATATATTGCCACAAATCCGCAGACCTGCAAGCGCAATGTGCATTTATTTTCGTTCTTTTTCTTTTATGGAAATTAGCGTGCCAAGTGCCACTATTTGTTTTTTTTGTTTTCGTTTGACAGCTTGCCCCCCATTAGGGCGGCGTAGGTAACTGCCCTAGTGTTGACTAAGAAAACCCCCCACCCCCATTTCCTAAGAATTTGACCTAAGGAAATCTCCTAAACGCGCCAGGGGTGGGTTTTCTCAATCTCCACTCTTAAAAACAACTATTCATCTCCCCCCACGCTACTCACCATCTTGCACTCACTACCCCCCCTAATTAATAAAAAAACACCCCTCTTAAAACAAACAAATGCTATTAAAACAAGAAAAAAAATCAACCCATCATTTCCACAAACCCTTTTTCAGAAGAATAAAAAAGCTTTTTAAAACCAACCTGCCGCAAAACTCTTTCGCAATTTTGGCAAGGCTTTGCTAGGGCTAGTTCGCCTCTCTGGTCTATTCTCACATTAACAAAAACACAACGACTCAAATCTTCTTCACCCAGTTTCAACAAGGCACTAATCTCAGAATGCAAGCAGGGCTGGTATTTTTCAGGGTTAGTTTTGTAGCCAATGTACTTGCCCAGCTTGTGATAGGGATGATGCTTTTTATAGTCATTGTAGCCAATGCTGAGCAGTCTCTTCTTGTCAAAAATAAAAGTGGCATGAAAACTGCGGCCATTCTGTTTGTGAGGCTTTAGTCCTTTAGTTATTTCCACGCACTTTTCTAAACTCTTGTTCATTGGTGTAATTTATCATAAGAAAAAGAAAAGGTCAATGTCAAAATTCATTAAATACACAAACGTTCCCGTTTTCGCAAATTTCAGCGCAGTCAACCAAGCTCCTGTCACAGTAGGCACAAACAATGACTTGATGGCAGCAAATGAAGTGAGCATAAATTTTGACTCATCTCTAGAGCCGCGAAAATATTTGGGCAAGACTCCCATCAGAAACGATTTTGCACCCACAGCCCCATTAGCTGCCAAAGTTTCTTTCTCTTGGTTTCCCATGATTGGGGAGAACGCGAATTCTCGCAGAATTTCTCAAACAGGAGTTTTGGCGCTCACTGGCGAATTTCAAACAGGACATCAGATTAGAGTGGGCAATTTCTTGTTTAAAGACTGTCACCTTAATTCTTACTCGATTCAAATCACTCCCTATCAGCCAATCATTTTTAGCGCCGACTTTAATAGTTACGATGTTGACACAATTGAGGGCACAACATTTACTGGCATGGCAAATGCGCCAAATCTTCTGAAGCAAGCTGGAACAGGAGCTTATTTTGATTCTTTGCACGCTTTAGCAGTGGGCATCACTGGCAACCTAGAGCCACTACCTCAAAGCAAGAAGAGCGCTCAAATCAGCGTTTCCTGCTCTCGCACGCCTGTTTACACCATTGGCTACAAAACACCAGAGAGAGTTCTTTTGAACAGCGTTGAGCGCACAGTCACTATTGAGGGCGAGAATGTGGGACAAATTATTGATTTTAATGGCAGCGGCGATGGTTCTTTTGTGAGTTTTAGGTTTTCTCCTTTTAGGCATTTTATCACTGGAACTTCTTTTGATCCCCGCAGCAATTATGTTTTTGCCATTGATGTGAGCGGCAAAATCACTAGCCAATCACTCACTCAGCAGCAAGGAAATTCTTTAAATGGTTCAGTAACAATCAGAGAAAATATTTATTAAAGTGTAATATAATCTGAATGGCCAAATCTAAAAAGTCTTCAGAGGGTTCTATTGAAATCGGTTCAATGGAACGTAAAGTCGAGTTCAAACAGCGCAAATTTAAATTTTCTGAAAAGCAAAAACAACTACTCGAAATCTGTTTAAACCCAGACACAAAAATTGTCTTCATAGCAGGTCCAGCAGGAAGCGCGAAAACTTACATGAGCGTTTATTCTGCGTTGAATCTTTTAGCATCAAACAGAGATTGGGACTTAACATACATTCGCAGCATTGCAGAGAGCGGCGACAAAGGCTTGGGCAGCTTGCCAGGAACAGTGGATGAGAAGTTCTCGCCTTTCTTGATGCCTCTTGAGGACAAGATGGACGAAATCATCACAGCGCCCACAATGGTATCCTTGCGCAAAGATGGCGTTATTAACGCTATGCCAGTAAACTTTGTGCGCGGCTCAAGCTGGCAAAACAAAGTTGTTGTTTGTGATGAGTGCCAAAACTTCTCTAAAAAAGAGCTTGTAACGCTTCTCACTCGCGTTGGCGAGAATGCCAAGATTTTCTTATCTGGTGATTTGATGCAAAGCGATATTCGCAGCAGCGGGTTCTCACGCTTCTTGGATTGTTTCGATAACGAAGAAAGTAAAGCCAGAGGAATTCATGTTTTTAAGTTTGACAAGAGCGATATTTTCCGCAGCGAAATTCTTAAATTTATCGTTGAAAAAATCGAAAACATGGATAAAAAAGTGTAAATTAAAACATGCCAGAGAAGCCCTCAACAAATAAAATTAGCCTTGATTGGTTCGAAGCCATCAAGAGCACTGTGTTAGTTGTTGTGGGCGTTCTTGTTTTGTGGCTTAACAGTAATTATGCCTCTATAGTAGATTTGCAAGTTCTTGATGAGAGAGTAGTCGAAGTGGAATCAAAAAACAAAATGCTTGATCAAAAAATTCAATCAATAGTTGAATTAATCAACACTAAGCTTGAATATATAAAGCGAGACACTGACGAAATCAAAAAAGAATTAAAATCTAAATAATATGGCCGTTTCATTCTGTACCAACTGTGGCAATAAAATAACTTACACAGTCTCTGCTCCAAACTTTTGCGGAAAATGCGGTACAAAATTAACTGCCACCGCATCAGCTAAACTACCTGCGCCCAACAAGAGAGAAGAAACTATTAAAGAAGAAGATGAAAGCTCAGAAGAGTTTTCTGATGTTTCTGAAATTCCTAATCTTTCCTCTCTTGCTTATGAAATTGAAAACGACGGTTCTAGCAATCGTAGCTATCAATTAGGCGAGCTTTTTGGTCAACCAAGAACATTCTCTAGAAGAAATCGCGCAATGTCTTTAAGCGAACTTAAAGACAAACATGCCAAGACGTAAAAAAATTCTTTTCGAGGAAAAGCTACCAATCATTGAAATCGAAATACGAAAGCGCCGAAACAAATGGCAGCTTAACGTATTAAAATGGATGTCTTTCGAAGACGTTGAGCAAATCATTAAATTACACATCTTCAAAAAGTGGAGCATGTGGGACCAGAAGAAAGCTCTTGAGCCTTGGCTTTCTCGCGTCATTGCTAATCAGATTCGAAATCTTATTCGCAACAATTATACAAATTACGTTAAACCGTGCATGAGTTGCCCTTACAATTTGGGCGATGATTTTTGTTCTCTAAACATCAGCGGATCACAAGACTCCTCTTGTGAAAAGTATGCTGTTTGGTCCAAGAGCAAAAGATACGGTTATAACATTAAGCTTCCGCTAGAGTTGGAAAATCACTCTCGCGAAGTTGAAGAGATGCCTCTGCATCAACTAGACTATTCTCAATCAATCTCTTTGCTTAATCAAGAGATGAAAAAAGTATTGTCAGAAAACTATTTTCGCGCCTATGAAATGCTTTTCTTCGAAAAGATGTCGGACGAAGATGTTGCAAAATTTTTAGGCTATCGCAGCAGCGAAAAAAATCGTAAAATCGGCTACAAGCAAATCAAAAATCTCAAAAAGCTTTTTCGAGACAAGGCTGTTGAAATCTTAAAGAATAAAGACATTTTATGAGCGATCTCACAGAAGAGCAAAAAAAATTCATTAGCGAAAACTATTTGCAAATCACTGATCTCAACGAACTCACTAAAAGGTGTTTCAATGATCAGTCTTTGGATGGAAGAAAAAAAGAAGGCCGTTTGGTTAGGCAATTTTTAATTGATAACAATTACTCCTTCACAACCACAAAAAAAGAAAAGAGCGAAAGCATTGAATTAAATGACGCTCAAAAACAGTTTGCTCTTTTGCAGAGTCAAGCTGGAACATCCACTTTTCGCATTGCTGAATTAATTTTCCAAGATCGCGAAGTTAAAAAGCTTGGCATGGAGCAAAGAGCGATTCTTGACTACATTAGACTAGTGAATCCTGATCTTGTTGGTAATTCTGAGTCTGCACTGCTCACAGAGTACATTCCGCCAAAAGCTTCTAGTCGCGTCTTAAAAAAGATCAATGATGCTACAGGTTTGACTCTAGACGAAAATAAAATTTCTCGCCAGTATAAGATTTGCATTGATAAGCTCACTATTAATCTTTCCAATTCTCGCTTTGTGACAATCATGAATAATTACTTGTCGCAAAAAGATCGCATTCTTTTTGAAGAAGAATTTATTCGTTTAACTTGGGACAAGCCAGACCTATCCTCTGATGAATTGAATCTTTACATGAACGTGTGCAAAGAAATCATCAACTTGGAAGTTGTTGGCAAGCACTTGAACAAACTTAACGATCAATTTGATGAGATTGACGATCAACAAGATATAACCATGAGGCTTGCTGAAATCATCAAGGCAAAGTCCAGCGAATACCATCAATGCGAAGGGCGCATTGAAAATCTCACTAAAAAACTGCAAGGTGATCGCGCCGAAAGAATGAAAAATAAATACAAAGAAAATGCATCAATTATTTCTTTGGTTCAGTTGTTTCAGGATGAGGAAGAGCGCAAAAACATGGTCAAGATTGCAGAGATGCAAAAGAAGATAATTAGCGAAGAAGCTAATAGGCTAGAGAGCATGGGCGAATGGAAAGCGAGAGTTCTTGGTGTTTCAAAAGAAGATGTTATTTAATTGTTTAGAATGTCAACAAGGGTTCGATTCAGAACGCAGTCTTCATGCTCACATCAAAAAGCATGACATGTTCTTGCATGATTATTATGTAAAGCATTTTAGGCGCAAAGACTTGCTTACTGGCGATTTATTACCTTTTAAAAACAAAGAGCAGTATTTTCAAACTTATTTTCTCAGTAGTGAGAATCAGGACAAGTTCTTTAATCAACAATACAATAAAGATTTGGGAGTTTGTATGATTCTTTTGGACATGCTTTGTTCAAAGACCAAGGATGGATTTGCACCATGCGAAGTTATCCTGAAGAGTTATGGTTTGCCAAGCATTTCAGTTTTTAAAAAGTTTTTTGGCAGTTACTCTGCGGCAACTGAGAGTTGCGGCTCAAAGCTTATGTTTGGCGATAAGTTTCCAAAAGAATGCCTCGCCAATCCAAACCCAAAAATTTTCATTGACACGCGAGAGCAGCAACCCCTATCCTTCAAGAACAGCGAATTTCTAAAGCTGGATTTGGGAGATTACTGTGTTGAGCCAAAGTATTTTAATTATACATTTGTTGATCGCAAGTCTGAATCAGATTTTAAATCCACAGTGAGCGAAGATAACTTGGAACGATTCAAGCGTGAACTCTCGCGTGCGCGGGAGCAGGAGTGTTTCATTTTTGTGGTTGTGGAAAGCGACTTTGAACAGATACAGAAAAACAATGGCAAAAACTCTCACAAGAGCAATCTTGCTTACATCTACCACAATATGAGAGCTTTGCAAATGGAATTCAAAGACTGCTGCCAGTTTGTGTTCTCCAGCAATCGCAAGAACAGTGAAAAGCTTATTCCTCTTCTTTTGGTTCATGGCAAAAAGCTTTGGAACGTAGATTTACAATTTTATATTAACGGAGGATTATTAAATGGCTTGGACTGAAGGCAATCAAAAAAGAAGAAAACACTTTCTAAACATCAATCAAGAAATCCTTGATGCGAAAGGTTTTTTAGAAGAGAGAGAAGCCAAGATCATGCTGTACAAGTTTCTCAAGGAGAATCCGTCTTTCACTTGCGAATTGTTAACTGGTATTAAATTGTTTCCATTTCAGCACATGGCAATCAAGTCCATGATGCTCACAGATTACTTTCTAGGCGTTTGGAGTCGTGGCCAGAGTAAAAGCTTTACAACAGGTTTGTTCGCTGCTCTAGACGCTGTTCTGCATCAAGGAGTGCATATTGGCATCATATCCAAAAGCTTTCGTCAGAGCCGAATGATCTTCAGCAAGATTGAAGACATTATGAAAACGCCGAAAGCCTCTATGTTCGCCGAGGCAGTCACAAGAGTTTCTAAAAATAACGATCAGTGGGTCATGGAAATTGGCCGCAGCAAGATCACTGCGCTGCCTCTTGGTGATGGCGAAAAACTGCGCGGCTTCCGCTTTCAAAGAATGATTATTGACGAGTTCTTGCTCATGCCAGAACGAATCTTTAATGAAGTTATTTTGCCTTTCTTATCTGTTGTGGAAAACCCCACAGAGCGTCAGGAAATTTATAACTTGGAAACAGAATTGATTGAAACGGGTAAAATGCAAGAAGAAGATCGCGCTCAATGGCCGAATAATAAAATCATTGGGCTTTCTTCTGCCTCCTACAAATTTGAATACTTGTATAAACTATATCAGCAATACGAGCATCTTATTTTAAATCCTGAAAAAAGTGATGTGGCACATCGCGTTATCATGCACTTGAGTTATGACTGTGCTCCAACTCAGTTATACGATCAGTCTTTGATTCAGCAAGCAAAATCAACCTTGAGTCAGTCTCAGTTTGATCGCGAGTTTGGCTCGATATTCACTGATGATTCCAGCGGTTATTTTAAAGTTAGCAAAATGGCAGCTTGCACCATTGAAGATGGTCAAGGTCAATGTGTGGAAATTGCTGGTGAACCAAACGACGAATATATTTTATCTTTTGACCCATCTTGGTCTGAAAGCGAAAGCTCTGACGACTTTGGCATGCATGTTATTAAAATCAATAAAGAAAAGCGAATAGGAACAGTTGTTCATAGCTATGCTATTTCTGGCACTCGCCTAAAAGATCATATTTTTTATTTTTATTATATCTTAACAAACTTCAATATTGTTTGTATTGTTGGTGACTACAATGGCGGCGTGCAATTCCTAAACGCTTGTAACGAAAGCGACTTGTTCAAAAGTAATGATTTAAAAATCGACTGCTTTGACGCAGACTTTGATGATGTTCAAAACTACGACGCATCTTTGCGCGAAGCTCGCAATCAATACAACTTATCGTCCAAAAAGATATGCCATCTTCGCCGCCCAACTTCACAATGGATTCGGTTTGCAAACGAATCATTGCAGTCTTCTTTTGATCATAAGAGAATTTGGTTTGCTTGCAGCGCAGTTAATGATGACTATCAACGCCAAAGAGGCAAGAGTATTCCCATTGACCAAATCAGGTTCTTGAGAGTGGCAGATGCGGATGAAAAGAATACAGCCGCAAAAATGATTGATTTTATCGAGCACCAGAAAGACATGATTGATTTGACCAAGGCTGAGTGTGCTCTTATTCAAGTTTCAACAACTAGCCAAGGCACACAGTCTTTCGACTTGCCATCAAACCTAAAGAGGCAAAATGGCGCAGATAAAGCTCGTCGTGACTCTTACTCTTCTTTGGTTCTAGGCAACTGGATGGTTCAAACCTACTTTGACATGATGAATTTTAAAGCAGAGGATACAGAAGCTACATTCGCTCCATTTTTTGTTTAAAGTAACTTTGAAAGTGGGATTTGTAAGATTTGCGTGTAATATAAATTAATGGCCCGCTCTTACAACAAAAAATCCGACTATTGGACAAAGTTCAATCAAAAGTCTCTTCCGAACTTTCAATCAACAATTACTGCAAACACTGAGCCTGTTTCGGCTGGTGAACCATTTTACACTTCTGATGCTTCTATGGTTCAATTTGCAAAAGCTTCCAGAGAAGGTTTAAGCAGAACAGATGCAACTTCTAGCAGAGTTAATCGTGCGGCTCTTGCTCCGACTTTTGATCGCTACAGCAGCATTCGTGCTGGCATGTTGCCTTACAGCTTTTCTAACGACGGTGTTTATGTTCGCGAGGCAATTGAGCTATGTCAAAAAGCCTACGCCAATGTTCCTATTTTCCGCAATGCTATTGATTTGATGTCGGAATTTTCCAATGGCGAAATCTTTTTTGAAGGCGGCACAGACAAAGCAAAAGACTTCTTTTATCGCTGGATGCGTAAGATTCGCGTATGGGATTTGAAAGACCAGTTTTTCCGCGAATACTATCGCAGCGGCAACATCTTCATCTACAGAGTTGATGGTAAGTTTGATTTAGAAGACTTTAAAAAGCTCTCCACCATGTATGCAGAAGAAGGAGCAGAGCTTAGAAACCAGATTCCTCTCAAGTATATTCTTTTAAATCCTTTTGATATTGTTGCTAAGCGCGTGACAACTTTTAATGCAACAAGTTATGAAAAAGTTCTATCTGAATATGATTTGGAAAGATTGCGCAATCCACAATCCGAAGAAGACATTGAGTTGCTAAACTCTTTCCCCGAAGCAGACCGCAAAAATATTCAAAAAGGCGGCTTCGCCAAGAACGGTTTAAAAATAAAAATCAATCCAGAAAAACTACATTTCGCATTTTATAAAAAACAAGACTATGAGCCTTTCTCTATTCCTTTTGGTTTTCCTGTTCTTCAAGACATCAATGCCAAGCTTGAACTCAAGAAAATGGACCAAGCAATCACAAGAACCGTTGAGAATGTCATTCTACTTATCACAATGGGCGCACCACCCGATAAAGGAGGAATCAACCACCACAATCTCCAAGCCATGCAAGACCTCTTCCGAAACGAATCTGTCGGAAGAGTGCTCATCTCAGACTATACAACAGAGGCTAATTTCGTTATTCCAGACCTTAACAAAGTTCTTGGACCAGCCAAATATGAAACACTAAATAAAGACATTGAACAAGGTCTTCAAAACATTTTCTTTGGCGATGACAAGTATGGTAACATTGCCACAAAAATTGACATGTTTATTGATCGTCTCAAAGAGAGCCGTCAAGCTTTCTTGAACGAGTTCTTGCAGCCAGAAATCAAAAGAATCTCTAAGGCTCTTGGCTTTCGCTCTTACCCAGAAGCTCGCTTCAAAGAAATCGACTTCAAAGACAACACTCAACTTCTCCGTGTTACCACTAGGCTCATGGAACTTGGAGTCATCACTCCGCAGCAAGGTCTTACAGTGTTCAATACTGGTAGATTTCCACAAGCTGAAGAGATTGCTCCAGCGCAACAGAGCTTTGTTAATGATCGTGAGAAAGGCTTCTACAACCCGCTTGTTGGCGGTGTGCCAGTTATTGCAGACGCTAACGGACAAGAAACAAATCAAACACCTAAATCTGCTGGTCGTCCACAAGGAGCAATTACAGAAGCCAATTTCTCGCGCAAAAACATCCAAGAGATTGTTTACGAAATCGAAGCTTTTGAAAATAATGTAAAAGCTCAAGCCAAAGAAAACTTGGGTGTTAAGAGATTAAGCAAGCAGCAAAACTCTGCTATTCAAGAGCTTTGCAAAAAGATTATTTGCTCCCATGAAAAAAATGATTGGGGAAATAAAGCTCTTGAATGTGTAAAAGATTTTAATGTAATAGAATCTTTAGGGCTTCTCGATGAAGTTTCTGAGATCGCCGAATCTCACAAATTAGATTTTTATTCAGCAGCCATCCTACATCATAGTCGCACAAATGAGTCCTAACGAAGTTCCAATTCCTCTCGAAAAAACAGTTGTCATTAATGGTTCCACAATTGAAATCTCAATTGCGGAAAAAAAGATGAGCGATAAAGAAAAAACTTCTTATAGGAAGTTCATGGCCAAATGCATCTCTGAAAGCTCTGGTAAAACAGATCGTGAAGCTGCTATGTCTTGCGCTGTCTCATTCGACAAAATGAAAGAAAAGATCATGGCCGAAGATGAAGAAGATGACGATCTTGAAGAAATCAAAAAAGAAGAGGAGGACGAGGAGAAAAAAGAAGAGGAGGAAGAGAAGGGCAAAACTCTCAAAGAAAAAATCGAGCTTGAGAAAAAAGACATTAAAGAAGACAAGTTCGCATTGGAGCTTGAAAAAAAAGATTTAAAGGATGACGAAGAATACTTAAAAGAATTGGAAAAGAAAAATATGCAGCAGTCAAAATCTGCCGCTAAAAAGGGTGGCAAAATGGAATATCGTGAAAAACCCAAAACTCCAAGCAATTCAGTTGGTATTATCACTGTTGAACAAATCAATAAATGGGAAAAAGCGGAAAAAAATGAAAATCAACTTGATGAACTAAAGGAAACCAAAACAGTTTGGAAGAACACAATAGATTTATAAAAATGGATTTTAAATATAAAACAGAATTTGATGTTTCTATTCGCCAGTGTAAAATTGGCGAAAACTCTTTTATTTCCACAGCTTCTCTAGAGAATCTTAAGAGCCTATTACCTAGTCAAAGCATTGACTTGGGCAAAAATATCGACCTCATGGGAGTAGCTTTTGACGCTGCTGTTGTGAACCAATTCAATCGCAATGATGACGGCATTGACTCTCAAACTGCCGTTCAAATCGCGCCATACTTCATTCACAAACCAACAAACATTGAGCACAATAAGAAACAAATTGTGGGACATATTGTTTCTGCTGGTTTTAATTCTTGGGGCGAAAATGTTCCCCTAAATAATCAGGAAGTTATTGAAACAAATGGCTTAATTAATCTAGCTTTGGGCGCAGTAATTTATAAGCTTGTTGATCCTAAATTTACTGATTTGATTTACAAATCAACCAGCGAAAGCAGCAATCTTTTCAATACAGTTTCTGCAAGTTGGGAGCTTGGATTTAATGAATATGTTTTGGCTGTTGGAAGTACAAATTTAAAAGAGGCTGAAATCATTTCGAACCCAAAGCATATTGACGAACTCAAAGGCAAGCTTCGCGCTTATGGTGGCAATGGTAAAATGGAAGATGGCTCCAAAATTTATCGCTTGGTAAAGGGTTCTGTTTATCCTCTTGGCATTGGTTTCACCGCTAATCCAGCCGCTAACGTCAAAGGCTTGCTGCTTGATAACGGCATCGCTCCAGAAGAAAACGTATCATTCAAAGACCCGCGAGATAAAAAAGTATTTGCAATGAATACAAAAAATATTTCCCAATTTAATCTTAAAGATGTAAACATTAAAAAATCTATGGATTTAGAATCATTCCTTTCAGAACTCAAAGCTTCTCTCACAGAGAAGAAAATCTCGGAAGAAGCCATCGCCAGTATGACTAGCACATTTGCTGATGCAATTCGTCAAAAAGACGAAGAGTATCGCTCTGCTAAAACTGAGAAAGAAGCTTCCGAAACCAAAGCCAAAGAACTCTTGGCTTCTGTCGAAACTCTTCAAAAAGACTTGTCTGACACAAAAGTCAAGCTCCAAGAAATTGAAGCCGCTCAAGAAGCTGAAAAAGCCTTGGCTCGCTTTAATGCTCGCATGGAGCAGATTGACAATCTTTATTCTCTTGAAGATGAAGATCGTAAAGTTATCGCTTCTGAGCTTCAAACCGTTGAAGCCTCTGACGAAGCTTTCGCAGCTTATCAAGAAAAGCTTTCTGTTGTGCTTAAGCATAAGAACAAGGAACACCTTGGTCGTTTGGCTGAAGAAACAGAAGCCAAGATCACTGCTGAAGTTGAAAAGCGCCTAAGCGAACTCAACAAATCCACCGCTTCCACAAAGACCGAAGCTGAACTCGCAGAAGAAGCACTTGAAAAAGCCAAGGCTTCTGCTGAAAAAACCATCCCGAATAACAACGGAGAAACTTCCCAAGAAAATAAGAGTCTTAAAGAAAAATTTGCCTCTGCATTTTCTCGCGAAAACATTTTAATTTCTTAATTTAACTACACAATATGGCTATTAGACTACTCCCATTCCGTCAATATGATGACAACGATGTCATCAATATGTACGCACTAGCAGATGCTGCCGTCAACGAATCCGTAACTGGCGTTGGCAGTGGTGATGCTGGTGTTTTTGTTAAGGTTTCCGCTGGAAACTTTGACCTAGACCCCGTAAGCTACGCTACCAACAGCTACCTCGGCAAAACCGACTATCCGTTTGTTGGCGCTAACAGCTACCCATCCGTCAACATCAAGGTTACTCCTGCCGCCTCTGGCGACACCACCAACTGCCTTGGCATCACTCTTCGCCAGACTGCAAAGGTTGACGAAAACGGTGAAAAGCTTCTTTACTATCGCCAAAAGGCTGAAGAACTCATGTGCGTGCTTCCTGGACAAGCTGTTCCAGTTGCTACTCGCGGTATGTTCTCTGTTGGCGCTAATGCTATTGATGGCACTCTCATTGTTGGCAGCGGCTTCAAGCTTTCTGCTAATGCTGGTAAAGTTACTGGCTGCGCTCACTCCGACGCTGGCAAGCTTGGTCTTGTCCTTGGCACTGGCTCACGCACTTCCCAATCCACCACAGATCAATTCGCTGGCGGCTTCGCCGTGATCGGTCTTCGCATGTAATCTTAACCAAGGAGGAAACAATTTAATATGAAAATCTCTCTCAAAAGAACTCCAGAACAAATCGAACTAATCAAGGCTATGGCTTCACGCAACCGTCAGGTCGCTTACGAAGCTCAAGTAGCTCTTGCTGAGTTCATCGGCCCTGTTCTCGCCGAAGTCATCAACAATGCTCCGACTCTAAGTAATCTATTTACTCAGCTTCAGTTCAACGCTGACGATAATCCTTCCATCCCGCTTGACCTTTACTATGATATTTCCGACGAGGACTATATCACTGTTTACAGCCAAAGCGTTGCTGGTGGTCTTCCACAGAACCAAGTCCTTCCGACTGTTTCTGAAATGAAGATTGCTACCTACACTCTCGACTCTGCTCTCAGCTTTGATCGTCGCTATGCAGCCAAGAGCCGCATGGACGTAGTTAGCAAAACCTTCACTCGCATGGCTCAAGAAATCCTTCTTAAGCAGGAGCGCACCAGCGCCAACCTTCTTATGACTGCTCTTGCCAATGCTACCACTAACGGTTTGTCACACATCATTGATGCTACCACTGCTGGCAGCTTCTTGCTACAAGACTTCAACAACCTCATCACCCGTGCTCGCCGCATCAACACTTCCTTCTCTAAGGGTACTCCAGAAGGCGCTGCTAATGCGCGTGGCATCACTGATCTCATCATCAGCCCTGAGTTGGAAAACTCTATCCGTGCGATGGCTTATAACCCCATCAACACCAAGGGCGCTGGCGCTGCTGCTCTAGGCAGTTCCGACTACCGCTCAAACGGTATCGCTGCTCCTGATGAAATGCGTATGGCTCTATACAACTCCGCTGGTCTTCCAGAGTTCTATGGCGTTTCCCTCATGGTAATCAATGAGTTCGGCGAAAATCAAAAGTACAACACCATCTTCGACACTGTTTATGGCGGTACCTTCGATCCAGCTACCCAAGAAATCGCCGTTGGTCTTGACCGTGGCCGTGAGTCTCTCATCCGCGCCACTGCCATCGACAGCGAAAGCGGTTCTGAGTTCACCCTCATCGCTGACGACCAATACAGCATCCGTCAGAACAAGATTGGCTACTTCGGTTCTCTCGAAGAAGGCCGTATGGTTCTCGACAACCGTGCTATCCTCGGTGTGATTGTCTAATCCACTGCTTAAATCAGGGACTGTCCGAAAGGGCAGTCCCTTTTTTGTTTACTTTTAAAAGTTTAACTGTATTATAATATATGAATCTACAGAACGAATTAAATAGCATTGAACACATTAACGGCAAAGAATACAAGGAAAAGGTTTTGAAGCTAGAAAAAATTCTAGGCGTACAAGAAGTGAATCCATTTAAAACCACTGACCCACAAGTGTTTGAAGACCGTTTGGCTGAAATGAATTATGCTGAAATGCAAGCTCTAGCTATGCGTGTTGGCCTTAGCCCTTACTTGCAAAAGCCACAATTAAAGAAGGCTCTTGCCAAGCAGTGTCGCAGCTATAACCTTAATGCAACAGGCAAAATGCTTTCTCTATCAACCAAGTCTGTGCAGCTTGATCCAAACAATCCACAGCACCAAAAAACCCTTAAAATCTTAGGAGAGTTTTAATGAGCGTATATTCTGATTTAGCACACGAAGTTTTTTCTGTAGAGTTTGGCTCTGACACTGGCACAACCACTTTCACTCAAATCAGCGGTTGGTTTTCGACTAATTTAGGGCTTCTTAATAATTTGCTTTATACAAATTTTAGCGGCCCTGATCCCTCCTTGGGAGAAGAAGAGAAGTCTATTTTTAAAGAGCTTTATTTAAGCAATTTTTATTCACGCCAATCTCGAAATGCTCTTCGTGGCATTTTGGCATCTAGCAATAATGGCGACAATATTCTTTCTGTTTCTGACGGCGACAATTCAATCACGTTTGTTAATCGCAACGAAGTGAGTAAAGTTTATCGCGGTTTATCTACAGACTCTCAAATGAAGCTTAAAGACCTTGTTTATGCTTATAACAGCTACAAGGCTGAACCTCGTCAACTTGGCGGCATTGAAGCTGGCTACCAGTCTGGGAGTGGATTTCCATACTCCTACTATCCTGGCGGTTATCTATAAAATATTTAGATAAAAAAGAACCCCCGCGCCCTTTCGAGCGTGGGGGTTTTTTAATGCACTAATTAGACGAATGCTCTGTCGGAAGAACCTGAGAAGTAGATACCGTGAACAGTATCATTAGGACCACCAATTTGAGTGGAGAAGCTAAGATCAACACTCTTGTTAGAGCCAATGTCAGAAGAGTAGCTTTCGCTATCAAGACGAGCAGCTTTAAAAGCGTATTGCACAGCAGTAGTATTTGTGCCAGGAGCTTTGATGGTAAGAGTGATGTCTCTTTCGGCTCCGTCATCAATCATGTCAGCAAGGTTACGAGCTTGTGTTTCGTTCACAAGAGCATTCACTGTCATTGTAGCGGTTACAGGGAAGTCAGTCACGCGAGCGAACGCGAAACGGCTACCAAGACGCTCAATTGGAGTGCGGCTCATTGGAAGAGAAATACTCACGCTTTGAATGTTGATTGAATTTGGACCAGTAAGAATAGAAGCTGGAGTGCCGAAACCTGTTCCAGTAAATCCGCCGAAATCTAGTGTAATGTCACCAGGGCGGAGAGCGGTTACACCATCGCCAGTTGAAGGGTTAGGCAGCATTACCCAACCGCTTACACCAGTGGTGAGAAGCTTTGTTCCGTTTTCTGGATTAATGGCTGGGCCAGCAAAACCAGTGCCAGTATATGTTCCGCTTACGCCTGTGGCGTAAGTAGCGGCACAAAAACCAAGACCTTCAACGGAGACTGAAACTGTTGGTAGATCGCCAACAGCAGCATTAAGAGTATAGTCTGTAATGAAGCCATTGCCAATGCCAATAACGCCTTTGCCTACAAGCTCAGCAGCGGTACCAGTATCATAGTTAAGGTCGTTACCTTCGCTATCAGTCACGATATAAAAGTTAATACCAGAAGAGCTAACCATTTGTCCAGAGGCAAAGTTAGCTTCAGATGTTGGGCCTTTATTACCAACGCCATTGCCTCGCATATAGAAACCAAGAGCGGATTCATTGAATCCATCAGCGAGGTAGTATGAGAGGTCCAAGCTCACAGTCGGAGACTGTAGAACGAGAGCATCAATACGAGCAAGCTGCCCAAATTGGTTTACGTCTTGACGAGTGATTTCAAAGCTATAGTTAGCGCTCTGTACACGCTTTAATTGCTTGTGTTGTCCAGAGGTTTGAGATGAGAGTCCGCTGCTTACAAACAGCCCTTCAGATTGATAGATTACGCGATTTCTTGCCATAAATAGAAAGTTTGCTTTATTTACATTTAAATAAGATGAATGAGAACTATATTCTAGGATACCTCATAATAGAAACATCAAAGTCAATAAATCCAACATACAAATCATTAACTAATGACTTTCTTGGTTTGTCATTCATTTTGGATGTTTTAACTCTTTCAACAAAATATTTATTGTTGTTTTGGTATTGGGTTTTTAAATTCTGATAGTTATAATATCCACTTTTTAAATCTCCATATTCAGTGAAGGGATAACTGTCAAAAGGAACATCAACAATGTTCTCATTTTTTGAATCAGCAAAAATAGATAAAACTCCATCAAGTTGATAAGGATTTTCGGCGATTACAACTGCATTTAAATTGGTAGTTGTTTGATCCATGCCACCAAATGCAAAAGGCTTATTCTCAAACGAAGAGTTGCAGATATAAATTGCGGGAACAACTTGATCGTATGGTTGAACGTATGTGGGGCTTAGATTTGTGCCTATTTTACTTTGCGGAATGAATTTATTTTCAATCAACAAGTCTTCCTCTGTTTCATTGCTATAGTAAACACTGAAATCTTTAGTGGCAAAAGCTCCTGTGACAACTGCTCCAGTTGCAGCGCCACTAATTAAGGCGCGGCCATTGTCAAAGTCAAGAATTCTTGAGCTTGTGCTATTGTTTGAACCAGTAGCGCGGCCAGAAAATGACCCGTTAATAAAAACTCCAGAAGGAATTGTTGCGCCAATAATAGAATAGTCGGAAACCCATTGTTTGTAAGGACTGCCAAAAACTTTGTATGTGTTAGGAACTCTTTCATCTTGATAATAATAAAAACGACCAGTTGTATTGGTGTATGCTTGACCTTTGGTTAATAAATAATTATCAAACCACAAGAGAAAAGACGATGATAGTTTATGTTGAAATTGAGGAATCATAGAATGCCCGTGAGTACGACACTTTTGTCGATTTGCTGGAATTTTTTGGCGTATTTACTTAATAGCGCAGAAATGTATGCAGTATTTTTAAACTTACCTTTTCTAATTACACCTTGCGCTTGAACGCCTGCACTGGAACGACTTAAGTTTGAGTCTATATTTAAATAAGAGCCAAAGCCAGATATTCCTCGCTCTATGCCTTCTGCCCAAGAACGACCACTTGCCCAAGGCATAGGTGTGGCAGAAAAAACTTCCTCTTTTGAAGGTAAAAAAATCTTCATTAAAAACCCAGATTCAGTATCTCGACCATCTTCTATCTTGCTTGATTCAATCAAGTCAATCACTGACTGAAGCGGCGAGTCTCCCTCATTAAAACCAATAAAAGAAAATAAATTGCCGCAACCTCCCAAAGTTTCACTGGTATTTTGAGCGTTTGGTCCTCCAAGAATTTCAACAGAAACAGGATGCGCCAAAAACTCTTCAAGCATTTCTTTTTTGATTTTTTCAAAAGCAGCTATGATTCTTTGCTGGAAAGCTTTGCGATTTTGCTTTACAACTGCGCGAACAACAAATTTTTGCAATTCTTTTGCGAAAGATTTTATAGAAACTTTTTTTGCCATTATTCGTCCATTGGGATTAAAATAAATTCATAATACTGCGGCCCAAACATGCCAAGAGGTTTGCCGTCGCTTTTGATTGAAAAACGCCGCCCATCCAATTCAACTCTCTTAGCTTCGCGAACATATTCGTAGCCTTCTAAATTTACTTTAATTTTAACAGTTCCCGCAGGAAGAATAATTTTATCTTGGCCAGATGAATTCGATTGAGAATCTTGCAAGAATGTTTCGCTCATCTCAACATATTTAATTCGCGCTTGAAAAGTCTGTGAGACTTCTGTTGTTTCTGTATTAGAAGACTGTTGGCGATAAAGAGCGTTGTAATTAGCAGAAGAAGAGATTACAGTTCTTTGACCAATTTTGAATACAGTGATCTCGCGAGCAAAAGTGTCGTGGATTTGATCAATGATTGATTTGATGTTAGTTTTTTGGTTTTCTGATAAAAATCCAGCCATGTTATTTATTTTTACACTTTTTCTTTTATTATAATAAAGGTATAAGGCATGAACGCAAAAAAAATCTTATCTCGTCACTATAACGAAAACACTAAGCATCTTTTTAAACAATTTTTAAGAATTGTGGAAGAGCTAAAAAGGGATCATGATGACGCGCATAAGAAAATGCGTGAAAATTTGCCAGAACAATATTCTTCCATTTTAAATATGGGAGACTATCTTGATGACGATAAAATGTCTTATATCAGAAAAAAGATTTTAGATTTGGGCAATGAGACTATGCGCTCCTCAGATTCAGAATTAAATAATTTTACTGTAAGTTTCGTTTTTAAAGATTAATATATAACAAGGAATATGGAATTCAAAGACATCTACAATTTTACTGTTTATGAAACAGTCGAGAAACCTGTTGAGTCCGTCTCAAACGACGAACAAGGCAATGAAGTGAAGGTAACTAAAAAAGTAAGCGAGAAATCTCCCATCAAGGTGTTTCTCAAAAAGCCTTCGCGCCGTCAAATCGAAGAAGCTGATTTGGAATATAGCGTGGAAATGTCCCGCTGTATTAAAAAGGGCATTCTTACCAAAGCAATGCTTGTAAAAAAGTATTCTGACACTGGCGGCTTGATGAGCGAAACAGAAGCGAAGACTCTTTACCAGAACTATCAAAAGCTCTTGGAACTACAGAGAGAATATACTGAAAACGAAACCATCAACAAGACTGACGATAATCGCAAAAAGAAAACTGAAGCTCTCTCTCTTGAGATGGCTCAGGTTCGCGATCAAATTGTTAAGACTGAAATGGCTTATCAGTCTCTCTTTGATCACACTGCTGATATGAAGGCTCAAAATCGCCTTCTTATTTGGTACATCATTAATCTCACTTATATTCAAAAAGAGAATCAAGACAAGCCAAAGCCATATTTTAGCGGCGAAGACTTTGAAGATCGTCTCGAAGACTACTATCAAAAAGAAGAGCAAGAAGACCCTCTTTATTTTGAGATCGCCCGAAAGGTTTCCAATGTTGCTGCTTTCTGGTTTTACAACCAAGCTGCCAACAAAGAAGATTTCGATGGTTTGTTTCAAGACAAAGGAGATTCGGAAACTTCTCAGAAAGAAGAGTCCCCAAAAGAAGATTCGTCAAAAAAGAAAAAAGCTAAGTCTTGAATGACAATCTTTACATAGAGATTGTTAACGAGATTTTTGATGGATACACACGGTTTGATTTTAAAGATCAAACCGTGTTTTTGCGCCATTTTTCATTAAAGGATCAAGAGTTCTTAAATAACAATTTCGAACAACATAAAAATCGAGCCATTGCAAAAGGCATCCAAGAAGAAAAAGATGTATTAGCGCGACTAGACAAAGATGGCACTTGGAGCAAAGATGACGAAAATAAAATCTTAGAGCTAGAAAGCTTCGTGCAAAACCTAGAGAAGACAAAGAGCAAACTGATGCTGCCTTCTCAAAAAGAAAGTCATCAAAAATTAATTGATGAAGAAAAATTTAAACTTTTTGAATTAAAAAGTCAAAAAAAACAACTCGTAGGCAAGACTGCCACAGAGTATGCTAACAACCGATCAAACGAAGATTTTTTAAGAAATCTTCTATACAGTGACGAGCAAACTACAAAACTGCTTTTTTCAGACGAAGACTTTGGCGAACTAGATGACAGTGAGCTTTCGTCGCTCATGAACTCTTACTACAAGATCATGAATAAATTCTCTGACGAGAATATTCAGCATGCTGTTTTACAAGACTGTTTTAGCTTGTATTTAAGCCACTGCGAGAAACCGTGGGATTTTTTCGCCAAGCCTTTGATTAGGCTTTCGCTGTATCAACTCAAAGTTATTGCTTATGGCAGAATGTTCTTAAACATTTTCCAAAACGTTGACAAGATTCCAGATTCTATTCGCAAAGACCCAAAAGCTCTCATAGATTTCGCCGAAAGCAGCAGAAACAAAACAAAGCTCTCAAACTCTGCGAAAGATAATTCTGCCACCGCTCTTTTTAACTCTAAAAAAGAAGATTTAGATTTTGTTGATCCAGAAGCTAAAAAAGTTTCGCTTTCGGAACTGTTGAAGAAAAATAACGGGCAATTAAATATGGAACAAATGATGGAAGTTATGGGACAAAAGGTGTAATAACCTTTTAAGGAATAAGGTATGGCTATAAATGTCCCTCTTAACGCACAGCTTCAAAACGCTACTCAGTTACAACAGCAAATTCAAAATGCTGTTAACTCTGTTAGAATTAATTTGGGTGGGCAAAATGGCGCAAGAGCATTAAGCTCTCTTTCTCAACCTCTTGGCCGTTTAACTGGTCAAGCAGATGAGTTCACAAAGTCTCTTGACGCTGCAAATGCTCGCGTTCTTGCTTTCGGCGCTTCTGTTGGCGTTGTTAATGCAGTGACTAGCGCTTTCAAAAGTCTTGTTAACTCCACAATTGAAGTGGAGAAGGCTATTACTGCAATCTCTATTGTTGGTGATAAATTCACTGGTAAAACAAAAGAACTTGGTCAAGGTCTTTTTAAAATTGCAAAAGAAACTGGCCAAAGTTTTAGCGAAGTTTCTAAAGCTGCTCTAGAGTTTTCTCGACAAGGCTTGCTGTTAGAGGACACTCTAAGCAGAACTCAAGATGCTCTTATTCTTACTCGTTTGACTGGTTTGGATGCTGCAAAATCAGTTGATGGTTTGACTGCTGCTTTTAATGCTTTCTCAAAAGCTGGATTGTCAACCACTCAGATCGTTAATAAACTAGCCGCTGTTGACCAAGCATTTGCTGTGTCTTCTGCTGATTTGATTGAAGGCTTTAATCGAAGCGCTGCTGTTGCGCAAAACGCTGGGGTGACATTTGATGAGCTTGCTGGCATCATTACCGCTCTCCAACAAGAAACTTCTCGCGGTGGCGCAGTTATTGGTAACGCCCTTAAAACTATTTTTACTCGTTTGCAAGATACTAGCACTCTTAATAACTTGCAAAATCTTGGCGTTGCAGTGCAAGATTTGCAGGGAAATATTCTGCCTGCTAGACAAATTTTACAAAATCTCGCTACTGATGTTGAAGGATTAAGTCAGATTACTAAAGCTGGCATTTTTAAAGACGTAGCTGGCACTTTCCAAATTAACCAATTAATTTCTCTCGTTGGAGACTTAAATAAAGAAAACAGCATAGCTGCTAAAGCCACACTAGAATCTGCTGGCGCTACAAATCAAGCTTATGTTGCTAATGAAAAATTAAATCAATCGCTTGATGCTATTCTTAATAAGGTCGCTAATACTGGTAAGCAATTAGGAAGCATATTAGGAGAATTAGGATTAACTGATAATCTTAAAGGTCTTTTAGATGGAATCAATTCTTTCTTAGAGGGCGCGAGCAGTCTCTTACAAGGAGACGATCTTGGTTCTAATTTTGCCAAGGGTTTTGTTAAAGGTATTGGTGCTGTATTAAGCGGTCCTGGTCTTGGAATTTTCTTGGCGATTATTGGTAAGCTGTCTCTTGATTTAGCTAAATTTGGCGCTCAAAGCTTAAAAGCATTTTTTGGTATTGGAAAAGCTGCTGCTGATCAAAAGCTAGTGCAAGAATCTATTGTTCAAACTTTGCTGAAAAATCAAAGTGTTTTAAGTACTATTTTAAATACTCAGGGCGGTCAAAATGCGCAAGCGTTAAAATTCCTAGGGCTTTTGAATCAGCAAGCTACTGCTATGCAAGCTATTCAGGGTTTGGCTGGAGGTATCGCTTCAACAGTTTATTCTGGAGGATTCCGTGCAACTGCTGGAGGTTTACAGCGTAAAGCTGCTGGTGGATATTTGCCAGCGCAAGAAGCATCAGATGTTAGTCGTGGCGTAGGCGGAGCTTCGCCAAGTTCCAAAGTTGTTTCTATTCCGAACTTTGCGTTTGGCGGCGGCAAACGCGGCACAATGATTGCCAACACAAGCGAGTACATTGTTCCTAATTATGCTGGCGGTGGTTCTGCCATCTTTAATCAAGATATGGTGAAGAGCATGGGCTTGCCAGCAGGAGCAAAGAAAATTAGTGCGGCTGGTGGGTTTGTGCCGAATTTCGCCAATATTGGAAGTTTATCAAAAATAAATCCAAGAATTAGTGTTAATTTAAATAAATCTGCCAATACAGATAAAAGATTATCTGCAACTGATACGGTAAATTTAAAAGGTAATAAATTTAATCAAATATCTGTTCAAAAAAATCCTAACGAATCTGAAATTAACTATGAAAATAGAATAATTAAAGATTTAGGTTTCTTACCTAATGATAATTTAAAATATCGAGGCTCTTCTTCTGTTGATGGTTATAAAATTAAAGGCAGTTCTATCGACCTATTGGAAGTGAAATCTGGAAGCTGGAATTCTTTTGATGTATTAAATAAATTTTTGCGAGCGCTTCCAGAAAATTACGGTACCAATAATTCATTAGACCGTTGGAGTAAAGGAAAAGATGATTTTATTGTTAACTCTTTGTTAGCTTCTCCAACGCAAAAAACATATCAACCAACGCAGAAAAAGTTATTTCAAAGGTCTTCTGGAGGTTATATTCCAAATTTTTCTGAAACAAATAAAGACCTTGCAGTTCTTGGATTATACGGAGAAAATGGAGCCGTTAATGGATCGCCAGTTTATACCTTGCAATCTCAGCGCCCAGAATTATTCAAAGACATTAAGAAAAATTTGCAAAAAAATGTAACCAATCTTGTCCAAGGTTACTCTTCAAGAATTGGAAAAAGCATTGGAATTCCTGTCGTTCCTAAAAATATAGAAAAGTCTCTTGGCCAACTTCCTTCTGTTGCTGGTTTCATGTTTGAAGACGTTTTGAATCAATTGGCTGGTCCTGATTTCGACTCTAATCGTATTAGCGGTGGAGCTAGAGCAGATTTTCCACTCAATGCTAATTTAAGAAAAATTTTCGGAGCTACTGGTTCTCAGAAATATGCAGAAATAAAATTAAATCCTTATACTTCTGATGCGGTCAACAGTATTAAAGGCAAGCAAAAAGCTCTTGCTGCTGGAGTATTAGGTCCGCAAGCAATAGCTGGAGACAGATTAAGCGATTTCAAATCACGCGCCATCTCTCTTGGTATTGGCCAAGCAGGTCGAGTTGATACAAAAATGCAATTTAAACGAAACGCTTTTACTAAAGAATTAATTGACTCTGGAATAATTAAATCTGGTTATGGCACAAGCGCGGACCAAACTAAGGCAATTAAAAGAGCATTAGGGATGGCTTCTGGCGGCTATATTCCAAATTTTGCTGATTTGGATGGAGATGGAATAGTTACTCAAGAAGACGGTTTTTATAAGAGATTAAAATCTGCTGCAAAAAAATATTCTAAAAATCCATTGGTTGATTTTGCTTTAAATCAAGTACTTCAATCAATGCTTGGCCTGCCAGAAGGCATTGAAGTTACAGAAATTATCAGGGCTTGCGATAAATCTTTAAAGGCAATGCAGCCAGAAATGGAATTAAATGAAATTCTTAGAAAGAAAAAAGCCGATAAACAACAGCAAAAAAGAAGAGAATTTTTAGCTACACGGCAAAGTTCTTCTGGCTATATTCCAAATTTTGCTGCTGCTGCTCTTCAACAAGCTATTGCTCGCGAAAAAAGCGCTGGCCTTTCAGATTCACAAATTTATGTTGATCAAAATTCATCATTAAAATCATCCATGAACCCAATGGGGTTAATGGTGGCCAATCGAAGAGACGAGCCTGCTGGCGGTTTCCAAGGCATCGCTCGCGCACGCAAGGAAGGCGTGAATCCAAAACTTTATGGCGCGGCAAATGGATTTGTGCCGAATTATGTTAGCGGTACTGGAATTGCGCAAAGCTATGGTCTTCAACAAGCTCAACCATCAAGTGATAAAATAAATAAAAGTTTTGCCGATGCTGCTGGTAAAATTTTCTTATTACAAAGTGCAGTTTCATTTTTAACTGGAGCAATTGGAGATAGTGAAAGTTCTTTTGCAAAATTAGCTCAACAAGTGGGTTCTACCATTGGTAATCTAACTTCTTTGGGATTATTGGGACAGCAAATTGCTCAAACTAATCCTGCTGGAAATTTCGGTAAGTTCATGAAGGGTCTTGGATTAGCTGGAATTGGTTTTGCGGCAGTGACGGAAGGGTTTAAATTATTTGATTTTGCTATCAAAGAGTTCTCTGGCGAAAACGAAAAGGCAGCATTAGCAAGTGCTAAACTTGCAGATGCTTCTGATAAACTATCAGTAAAATTTGAATCTTTATCAAAAACGAGACAAACAGAATTAGGGACACAAGCTTCAGAAATATTAGGCAGCGCTGGTTTTAGAGATACGCTTAGTTTGTTTACTGGTTCAGTTAAAGGTGGTGGAGATATTGGAGGAAATATTGATGTACAAAAAAATACTGCTGAATTATTAGCATTGGGAGCTTCGCGCAATGATATATCAAAAATAATTGAATCTTCGAAAAAATATGCAGATGCCACTGATGAACTTGGTAATGTATTTAGTGTTGATGTTACTGAATTATCTGATATTTTAAAAGGGTTAGAAACAGCTAAATCTTCTGGTTTAGGCAAAACCTTAGACACTCAGTTTAAATCTTTTCAAACAGCTTTAGGAGGACTTGATCTTTCAAAAAGAGAAGATAAAATCAGCGCATACACTAAAGCCTCTGAAATTTATGGTGCTCGTTTTGGGACATTGCCAAAAGAAAAACAACAATTGATCGAAGGAGAGATCAAACGGCAAGAAGAATTAAATAAACAAAAGCAAGAAGAACAAAAAGCCCAAAATGATATTAATTTTGGTGAGCGTTTATCTTTAGAGATTGCTAAAAAAAGAGTAGATTCTGTTTTAGAAATAGCCAAATTACAAATCCAAGCCACAACCGAAGAAGAGGCTCAAATTCAGTTACAAGAACAAACCCTTGAATTATCTAATCGTCAAAAGATTGTCAACGAAGCTAGATTAAAACAATTAGATTTAGAAAAGAAAAAACAAACTGATATTGTTGATTCTATTGGGGCTGCTATTGATAAAGCTCAACAAGGTGGTTTAAGTGTTAGTAAAGAAAATCTTGAAGGTTTGGAACGAACTTTACGAGAAACTTTACGAGACATTGACTTTTCTCAAATTAATGATGGCAATTTTGGCAATTTAGCTCAACAATTAGCCACAACTTATTTAGGAGGCGCTAATAAAACCACTCTTGCACAAGCTAATAATATCCTTAATTCTGTCAAAGAAGAGCAAAAAGCAAGAGAAAAACTAAATACAGAAGCAGGTAAGCAAATTGATGCAGAAAAAGCTAGAAAATTACAAATTGATGGTATCAATCAATCTTTAGCTTCTCAACTTTCAACTATTGAACGCATCGCTTCAACAGCGGCATCAATTGGTAATTTGAATATTTCTGGCATTGATTTGGAATCAGCTAAAACAAAAGCTCAAATCACTCGCTTACAGGCCCAATTACAAGACCCTAATTTAACAGAAGGCCAGAAAAATGCTATTAATACTCAAATTAATGGCTTAGAGAAGATCAATAATTTGAGGGAAAAAGACAAAGCTGCTCAAGAAAAACAAAACCAAGTAGAACAAATAAGATTAAAAATTGCTAAACAGTCTCAGGATGTTATTAACATACAAAATGCAATTGCAGCAAAAAATGGAGATAATGATACAGCTAATTTAGAAAAATTAAAAGCTGCGCAAGCCGAATTCGAAAATCTTCAAAGAGAATTACAAATAGTAGATAATACTTATGCCTCTACAACATTCACGCTTGATGCTAATAATGCAGCTTTAGAAACTCAAGCTTTATTAATTGGGAAAGTTACTGGAGCTTATGCTTCCTATCAACAACAATTGGAAGCTTTTCGATTGGGCGCTGGTGGAAGAGTTGGTTCCGCTATGCTTGATGAGCTTGGCGCTACAGATATTAATTCTTTAATGCAGGCACGCATTAAACAAAATGTAGAAGCTGACGCATCTGGTCTTAACGACAAAGATCGTTACAAAACTGTTCAAGAAGAAACAAGATTGCGCCAAATTCAATTCGATCTTGCAACTGCCGAATCAGCCACTCGCAAAAGAGAATTAGAATATGAATTAAAATATACTAAAGAACTTATTGATTTAAAAAATCAAGGAGCTTCTGATCAAGAATTAATCGACGCTAGAAATCGCCAAATCTCAGAACAAAGAAGCGGCGGAAGAGGCTTCGAAAAAGGCTTGGACACTATTCAAGAACGCATTGATAACTATCGCTCAACTCTTGGCGAAGAAATTCCGAACTTGTTCTCTTCTAATCTCGCTCAAGGATTGAACGATGCAATCAGTGGCGCGAAAGACCTTAAAACAGCGCTCACTGATGCTGCCACAGCTTTCTTCCAAGAAATCACACGCAAGAACATCTCTAACCTTGCTGACATGGTTACTGGTGGGATTGGCGGGTTCTTTACAAATAAAGCTTCTGGTGGTTTAATTTCTGGCGGTTCTGGCACCAAGGACGACGTTCCAGCAATGCTCATGGGCGGCGAATATGTCATGAAAAAATCTGCCGTAAATAAATACGGCAAAGGATTCCTAGACGCTCTCAATAACGGCAAAATGCGCGGCTACGCCACTGGCGGTTTAGTTGACCCAGAAACATTCCCAATACAAACTGGTCGCGGCGGATTCTATACTCCTGGCGACTATGGCCAAGGCGCAATCACTGGCAAAAACGAACTTCTCACTTTTGCGACCCAAAGCTTTACTGGTGGTCAATATGACTACATGGGCGGCTTTGGAATGGGCGGAGCAAGCGTTGGTTTAGAGCCAGAAAGCGCTCGACTCTCTGCTTTTGGCAGAGAGAACAGCCCAATGTTTGAAAGAGTTCAGCAGTCAAAAGATGAGGCATTCAAGGTTTATCTCGAAGGATTACAAAAAGAAAAAGAATACGCTGAATTACTGGATCAAATTGCCAAAGATAAAAAAGCTCGTAAAAAACAATTACAAAGCGCAATCATTTCAGCAGTTATAAGTAGCGCTCTCAGCTATGCAGGAACATCTATGAAGGTCGGTGCTGCCAACGCCTCTGCTGCTGGCGGTAGCAAATTTGCTGGCGCTTTTATGGGTTCTGGAGGTAAAGGAGGATTATTTAATATCGCTAAAGGAGCGGGAACCTCATTTACCACATCCGCTAAAGCTTTAGAATATGCAAAAATTGCCCCTTTAATTTCTAATTTACCAGCGCAAATTACAAAACAAGCTTTCACAGGGAGTACTAAATCACTGTCAAGTTCTAATTTATCATTGCCTAAAGCAATATCGGGAAACGCTAATTTTATCAACCCGCTATTGCCACAGCTTAAAGCTTCTGGCGGTTTAATTTCTGGCGGTTCTAATATTCGTGATGACGTTCCAGCAATGCTTACTGGCGGCGAATTCGTCTTGAATAATCGCGCCACTCAACGCATTGGTGTTCAAAACCTTAATCAGTTAAACAACGGTCAATCGGTTGGCGGCGAAGGCGCTTCTGCTGAAATGACTCAAGCTTTAATTTCAAAGCTTGACGAACTCATTCAAGCCACTCAAAACTCTTCCAGCGAAAACGTTGTGGTCAATGTTTCCTCGAATGAATCTGACGGTCAAAACCAACAAAATCCTATGGGAGCAGAAAAAGAATTGCATAAGAAAATCCGTCAAGCTGTGCTAGACGTTATCGCTCAAGAAAAAAGACTAGGAGGATCGCTCGAAAAATCACGATGAGCATAGACCGATCACTTTCAGTTCAACCATACGATCAAGTTTTTGTTGTTAATGGCTATCAGCTTTCTGGAGTTGACAGCATCAGCATTAATTACAGTGTCCCATTAGAAAATTCTTTAACATTAGGATCAACTTATGGCTACAATCTTAACAATCCAATCCAAGCCGAAATATCTTTACAGCGCAGCATGTTGTATCAAGACCCGCTTTTGGCTTTTACTGGCGACTCTAGTTTTTCTGGCAGTTTAAGTTATAACGGAAAATCTTATGGATTTACTAGCGGCTTCTTGAATAGATATGGTATTTCTTGCACTGTTGGAGAGATACCAACAATCTCTTGCAGCGTTTCTGTTTATGGAGAATTAAAACCATCGCTTGAAGTTTTAAAAACGCAAGAGCATCCCAGTATTTTTATTCCAAGCCCAAGGTCAATCTCTGTTTCTGGAGACAACACATCAAACAATAGAGTAAAAAGTTTCTCGTTTGAGTATTCAATTAATCGGCAACCAGTTTTCTCAATTGACAGCGCAAGAGATGTTGATGAAGTGGTGTTTTTGCCGCCAGTTAATGTTTCAGCTTCTTTGACTTTTGATGCTGTTAATTTAACTCCAGAGAATTGCGATTTCTTTTTACAAAGTGCGCAAAAGAAAAATTTTGACATTTCGGTTAAAAATAGAGATAATAATAGTGAAATCGTTCGTCTCACAATTCCCAATATTCAACAAATTTCACAAGAGCTTTCCTCTAGTTCAGACAGTTCTTTAGCTATCGTGAATAACTATATAGGATTTTTACAATGAGTTTGTTTTACAATAGAGATCGAAACATAACAGGAGCAACAACGTTGCCTTCGTTTAATTTTAGCCCAAATTACGGGTCAACGATTTCTTTTTCTTGCAAGAAAAACAAGTATATGTATAACAACAATACTTTTGCGATCATGCCAACAACCCTCAATAATATTATTGCAACTTGTGATTTCAATTTCACAGAAAATGAAACTAATGCTAGAAACATTATAAACTTTTTTGAAAGTCAAAGCGGCACAGGCGCTTTTGCCATTAATGATGATTCTAATATTTATCGCCCGCTAGTTGGTTTCGTTGATGGTTTTAATGTGTCCATGGCGCATAACAATCAATACAATATTGCTTTGAATTTTTCAGTGGAAAGAAACTCTAGTGTTCTAAACTGGAGCGGAATGTCTTTTGTTGATTATGATTTTGTTAATTGGGAAACTGGCCAGTTTTATCAAAAATATCAACCTATTTATTTTGAAGTTCAGGCGCAAAATAAATTAGTTAACTTTTATTATGCCACACAAGATCATGTTAGCGAAGCGGGTAATGCTCCGTCCAACACTGGTTATTGGACGCAATCTTTATTCTATGAAAATGAATTGGGTCTAACAGTTGAAACAAAGCCAACAGTTTCGCGCAATGAATTCAAGAACTCTTTTGTTCAAAGAATTAAAGACAGCGATAACATTCATTCATTTCAAGGGCTGCAATTAACTTATAAAAACATTTCTGATTTCAAATTAAAATCCATACTGCATTTTCTAGAAAATTCACTTGGATACAAACGATTTGAATTTAACGCGCCGAAAATATACAATCGTCCAAAGTTATTTTATGTTGATACTTGGCAGCATTCTTGGAACTATCAAGACTCTCATAATCTAACAATTTCTATCGTTGAAGACCCGCTTGGTATTAAAGTGCAAGATGATATTCCTGCGCTCATCATTGGGCAAAAAAATAATTCTTCATCATTATCTTTCTATGCTGATCCAAAATCTCCAGTTTATGTGCTTGAAGCTTCTGGAGTTAAACAAATAAAAACTGAGGGTTCTCAACAAATCAATTGGGGCAGTTATCCAACAAAAAAATTAAAATTTTATAGAGGACTCGATCAATTATCCATTTACAATCAACAAATCGAATCAGCTATTTTTTATCCTAGATGTCAAGTATCTAACTGTGATCTTTCGGCAAATTTAATCAACAACGTTTCGTTTGAAGGCGCTAGAGACATTGAGAGTTTGAATTTGGAAGCAAATAAGCTCTCTGCATTTAATGCAGACGGAGTCTCTGGTTTAAAAAATGTAAACCTAGCAAGAAACAACCTCTCCTCAATTAACATTAGTGGTTGCAAGTATTTAACTGGTCTAAATTTAGACAACAATCAAATCTCGCAAAACAGCTTTTCAACAGGATTGCTTGATTTAGCTCTCGGTTTTGGAGTTAGCGGAAATATTTCGGTGTTGGGAGATGTTAGCTTTTATCAAATAAATCCAACTCCGCAATCTGGACAAGATTACTTTTGCATTTCATCTTTAGACTATCGAAACTGGACACAAACATATAAAAATTTAAGCTTGCCAATTCAACCAACTAGTTTTGTTGGCAGCAATGTGTTCACAGTTTGGCTCAGAGACTCTTTTTTTGGAGCAGTTACAAATGTGTATTCTGCCAAATGGAATTCTAGTCAAAGCGCTTACGATACAGTTCAAGATTATATGCCGTATCCTTCTAAATGGGTTACTTTAAATCCAGATCAATTCTACAGAAGACCAGCATATTCATTCAACAATAGTTTATTGACTGGTGGCGTTATCAACAATACTGGAGATTATTTATCAGCTTTTGTTGTGGTAAAATTTGACAACAGTAGCGATCAATGCATCTTGAATTTTTCCCCAAGTAAAAATTACGGACTATTTTATAACGGAGGAACAGTATCTTTTAGAGATGCTTCAACTGTTAATGTTTTAGCTACTAATGTTGGCACTCAAGACTATTGTTCTATTGGCTTTATCCGCAACTCCACGAATTTTACTGGTTATTTAAATGGCGTAGTTAGCAATACTGGAGCCATCTCTGTTAGTAATTTAAATTCAATCAAACTCTCTGTTGGTGGAGTGGAGGGCACACCATCACAATCTTTTGCGGGTAACTTGGGCGAAGTTTTAGTGTTCTCCGACAATGCCTCTTTCAATTTAAACACTGGTTTTCATAAACCCTTTAACGCTCGATTTGGAATATTTGTGCCATGATTATTAAAAGCAATTCAATCATCCTAGCTTCTGATTTAAGCCCCGCTTTTCAAGCAGTGGGAGATTTTGTGCCATATAAAAGAGGTTTGTTTCCAATTGCTTTTGTTGATAATCTTGCGTTTGACGTTCAAGGTAATCGTATTCGTTCTAAACAAATTGGAGGTCAAGAATTCTCAGTGGAGAGCTTGGCTTTTTCGCCAACTGTTTCTCTGTCTTTTGATTACGTTTCATCGCTCACATTCGACAATGAAAACTTGCTTGGAATGTTCTTTAAAGGATGGGGAGATTTCCAATCAGTGTTTAAAGGAAGCAATGGCCAATCATGCAATCTTTATTTTATCCTGAGTGATCTTTTTGGTCTTGATTTAATCCAACAAATTAAGGATCGTGGCAACTTAAATGGTTTGGAAATGATTTCTTTTGGCAACTGCACTCTAAGCAACTACAACTTGGCAATTGCAGCAGCTAGTCTTCCGAAAACTTCAATTCAGATGGAAGCGGTGAATATGGAAATGCAAGTGGTTTCCTCGGATTTTGTTAACGTTCCAGCTATTAACCTTGCTGTTGGTAATAAAGACGGTGCGGCTCAATTGAAACTTAATAATTCAGAATTTATTACTAATCTTAATGCTTTAAATAATTCTGCTACTGGCCAACCAATTTTGCCAACATATCAAACAACAGCATTTAATATAGTCACAGAAAATCCGCAAGTTCCATCAATTAAAATCTCTCCTTGGGCAGATGCGGCAATTTCCTCGATTGGTTTTTCAATTGGAATTGAGCGCGAAGCGAGTTATGGATTTGGCAGCGATTTCATTTACGATAAAAAAATCAAGTTCCCAATTGTTGGCAATTTAAATATTTCTGCAACAGCTTTGGCGCTCAATTCTGGAGTGCCGATTCTTACTGGAGCTATGAGCAATGAGCCATCATACTCTCTTGAGCTTCAATTTATCGACCCTAGTGAGTTAAAATATATTAACCAATCCATTGGGACTCTTTCTGGTTATGCTGATCAAAACTACAAAGGCTTTTTAACAAATAATAAATATTTAAAAATCGACAATGCCAAGCTAGAATCTCATAGTCACAGCATTGACTACGCCTCTAATCTTACTGTTGAGTTTGGTTTTTCTTTTGCTTGCAATGAGCAGAATGGCTTGCTGATGAAGTGGGGCCAAAGATCAGAAAAAGAAGGTGCGCAGTTGTTCACTTATGAGGGTTTGAAATTGCAGTCAATTGATGGTTCTGGCATTGATCTTGACAATTATCTTTATTTTAATGACGCAAGCGCTACTCGAATCATTCCTTCTATCTGCGCAAGTCCAGGATTATCAAGTGACGGATTGATGTTGCTAACAAGAGATAATACAGCAGATTTTATAAATTATTGCGTTTCTCCAGAACCGAGTCCATTAGCAGCACCGCCGCCGCCAGCACCGCCGCCAGCACCGCCGCCGCCAGCACCGCCGCCGCCAGCACGCCGACCACCGCCAGCGCCGCCGCCAGCACCGCCGCCGCCAGCACCGCCAGCACCTACACCGTCGCCTCCAGAAGCACCAACGATTTATTCTCACATGGGAACAAATTGTGTCGATGGTGCTTTAACGATTTATACATTCGTTAGTCCTTTTGGCGTTAGTGATTTTGCTTATTCTGATATAAATGCAACAGTGCCCTATACTGGATATTTTGTATATGATGGTGAAACGCATTATTATAGTAATGGTTATGGTTCTGCAAGCGAATGCCCAAGCTCGCTTGGGACGTTGACTTTCACAGCCGTTGATGGCGGTGGATTTGGCGATATTAATTGGACTTCAGCCACTAATGCTGTTTCATATTCTGTTTATCGCTCTGAAGATAGCGTTGATTATTATGAAATTTTTAGTGGTTCAGCTAATACTTATGAAGATTATGGCATATTAGGTGGAGGAAATTATTACTGGTATAATGTCGCTGCATTTAGTGAAGCTTCTTCTTTTAGCGGCTCTCCGCAAATAGTTTATTTCCCATAACATGACAACTAACTTTAATTATCCAATCGTTGAAATTTCATCTTCTTCTGAAGTCTTAAAATCAGAAGACGGGGAGATTTATAATTTTTTATTTTCTGGAGGAAATTATTCAGATTCAGAATTGTGCATTCCTTCCAAAGAAGAAGGCTCAAATTATTATTTTTATTCAGGAGATGGGCAAATTTCTGCTGTTGAAGTAAAAAACTCTTCTATTTAAAGTGTAATTCTATATATGGCAGCAGGCACATATAATTTAACTGGTTCAAATGCATTAGAGAGGGGCGCATGCTATTCTTATTCTGTTGATTTAAGCACTTCAACAGGAGAATACTCTCTTTCTGGCTACAGCGTATCTGGATATTTGCGAAGAAAATGGGACGGTTCTTTTGGCCCAAATTGGACAGCAACAATTCTAAGCACAGGCTCTGGCATTATTAATTTAGAATTAAATGGCAGTCAAACATCTCAATTGTCTTATGACGCTTACGAGCAAGAAATTTTTATTTACCCACCTAGCAGCGGTTGCCCCGTTAGAATTATTAAGGGCGATGTAGATGTTCAAGGAAGGGGGCTTGAATAATGGCTACTGATATTTCAGTCACAATTAATCCTCCAGCACAATTTGATTTAAATTTACAGCCTCCAAACGAGATTGATTTAACAATCAGTGAGGGTCTTCCAAAGCATGCCGAAACTCATGCTCCAGGAGGAAGCGATTCGCTCTCTGCGTATTATGTAACTGGTTCAGTAGTTCGCCCAAGCGAAACTGGACAGTTTGTTGGAACAGGTCAGACGGGTTTTTATACTGGAGTTTTTTATCCTTATTCATCCAATCCCAATGGGTATGTGCAAGGCGCTGTTGTTCGCCCCTCCAATACTGGCGCATTTTTGGATACTGGTAGCAGCCAAACGATTAATTCATTAAAGAACTTTTTAGTTCGCCCGACAGTTAACGGCATTGGAGTTTTATTAAGTGGCGAATCTCCTGGTACAACCAATACAGGATCATTAACTGGAGCTTTTTATCCTTTAAATTCTAATCCTAGTGGTTATATTACTGGAGTTGATTTAACCAATTATGTTACAAAGTCTTCAACAGGAGTTTTTGTAACCACTGGACAGACTGGCAATTTCATTACAACCTCCCAAACTGGACAGTTTGTAACGACTGGACAAACAGGAGCTTTTGTCGTCTCGTCTCAGACTGGTGCATTTCTTACTACTGGCGCTGCTGATGGCCGTTATGCTTTGCAGTCAGCTACGGGAGTTTTCGTAACAACTGGGCAGACTGGTTCATTTATCACAACTTCTCAAACTGGGCAGTTTGTTGGAACGGGATCAACTGGCTCTTTTGTGACTGGTTCTGTAGTGCGTCCAAACGAAACAGGAGCGTTTGTAACAACTGGCGCAACTGGTAATTTTATTACGTCGAGCCAAACAGGGCAGTTTGTTTCTACTGGAGCAACTGGTTCTTTTGTTACAGGTAGCGTAGTTAGACCAAGTGAGACTGGTAATTTTATCACTTCTTCTCAAACGGGACAATTTGTGAGCACAGGAGTAACTGGCTCTTTTGTTGTTTCATCTCAAACAGGAGCGTTTTTGACCACAGGCGCGGCAGATAGTCGTTACGTTCTTCAATCTGCTACTGGGGCTTTCGTTACCACTGGACAGACTGGACAATTTGTTACAGGTTCTGTTGTGCGACCAAGTGAAACAGGTATTTTTATTACTACTGGGCAAACTGGTTCTTTCATTACAGCTTCTCAAACTGGAGCATTTTATCCAAATAGTAATCCATCTGGATTTATAACAGGAGTTGATCTCAGCACTTATGCAACAACAAGTTATGTTACTGGAGTAAGCGGATATTTACAGTATCAAATAAGTAACTTTTCAGGTTCTAGTTCAACTGGCAGTTATGTTTCTTTAACGGGTAATGAAACGATTTCTGGGATAAAAAATTTTATATCTAGGCCAACCGTTAACACTACAGGAGTTTTAATAAGCGGCGATGCTGTTGATACGATTCATTTGTATGGTAAAAACGACGAATCTTTTACTTTAAACAAGGGTCAACCAGTCTATATTGGCGGAGCCAATGGAGCAAACCCATTAATTAAAAGAGCGTCAAATACTGGAGAACGAACCTCTTCGAAAACCATTGGCCTTTTAGCTCAAAACCTAAACTCTAATGACTTTGGCTATATTGTATCAGAAGGAATCTTAGAGGGATTTAATACGAGCGCTGCTACGGCTGGCGATCCAATGTGGCTTGGTACAACTGGAGATATTATTTTTGGCACTGGCAACAAACCTTATGGCAACAATCATCTTGTTTATTTAGGTGTTGTTTTACGTTCTCAATCAAACAACGGTAAAGTTTATGTTAAACCTCAAAATGGTTTTGAAATTGAAGAACTGCATCGAGTTTATGCTCAGAATGCAAGCACTAATGATACTCTGATGTATAATTCGGGCAGCGGTTCTTGGTTTGCTCGTCAAATTAATACTGGAGATGTATCAGGAATTTCAGCTTATGCTTTGGCCGCAAATACTGGTTCATTTATTACAGTCTCACAAACTGGAGCGTTTGCCGCTTCCGCGCTCACGGGCGCGTTCCTGACCACGGGCGCGGCTGATGGCCGCTATTACGGTTTGAGTAACGGCCAATCAATCAGTGGCTATGCTATTACTGGTTTTAATGATGCCATCACTGGCATGACAATTACTGGTGACACTACAAAAGTTATAACTCTATTCCAGAGAGGCGGCTCAACTGTTACTGGTTCTTTCACTGATAATGCTGGAACGGGTGGCGGCAGTTCCCAATATGTTCAAGAAATTTATATTGACGCAGGAGCAATGTTAACTGGGATTTCAGGAGCTTCGCCGTCTTCCATTTCGGTTTCTAATTCAGGAATCGCTTATGATTGCTTTAATTTTGATGCATCCACAAGTGGCTATGCTCAGTTTAAACTTAAGTTACCTGATTATAATCTCGGCAACTTAAAAGCTCGTTTTGATTGGACAACTAGCGGAGCTAGTGGGGCTGTTGTTTGGGGAATTCAAGGAATCGCTATTGGGGATGGAGATTCTTTATCGACTGCATGGGGTTCTCCGCAAGAAATTGCCGATTCGTTTGTGACTGGAACTGGCGTTCATGTCACATCTTCAACTCCAGAAATAACTTTGGCTGGCTCGCCGCAAGCTAATGATTTGTTATTTTTTAGAGTTTATAGAGATACATTTGACGCTGGAGACACTTTGGCGGTTAATGCAAGTTTGCTTGGTCTAAAACTTCAATATACTGGAATTCAAATACAATCATGGTAATCCTACCACATAGAAGAAAAGTATTTAGAACTGCGCCTCCTGGTAATATATCTACTTCGTATTCAAATCCTGGAGGGAGTGGGGATCGCACCAGCGGCATCCCGACAATAACCCAGTCGGGTGCGAGCAACCCGATGAATGCCCCAGTGAATTTCTTCCAGCTAAAGGACGGAAATAAAGCCACATCAAATATTTGGATGCCGAATGGGTGCGCGGATGGTGAATGGCTAAAATTCGATTTCAGCACCGCTAAAGTCATCAATGAAATTAAATTTTATCAAAGCGGTGCACAGACTCAGGGAGTCTGGCAATGGGAAGGCTCAAATGACAACAGCACTTGGACGAGCATTGGATCAACCTTCACGCTTGGCGGAGCAACGACTTCGACGATCACCGCGCTGTCCGCCAACACCACGGCATTCCGTTACTATCGCATGAAAAAAATCAGCGGCAGCACAAACCAATCCCCCTACACCCTCGAATTTGAATTCAAAATCAGCTTATAAACTGCGCATAAATAAAATATATGGCAATATTAACTTATAACAATTTAACCAGAAAAGAAACAGATCAGTCTGTTATTGATAATCTTTTAAGAAAGGGTTGGATTGACGCAACTCCTCCAGCGCAGCCAGAACATGATTCTAGCATTGAATATCTTCAATATAGCGCCGAGACAAATTCCTATGTTAAAATTCCATACACTGAAGAACAGTTAGCAAACATAGATTTGATGAAGCGTCGTGAAAATTTAATGCAAAGCATAAACAGCGGTTTTCTTGTTCAGCCTGAGAATTTTGTTCTTGGCTTGTCTGACGCAGACCGAGGAGCATTTACACAAATGCTAGCGCTTGTGAGAGAAGCTCTCGATTTTGAATTAATTACAAATGACACTCCGCAGATTATATCGGATATAAATGGTCAAAAACATGAAATTAATACTTTAAGATTTCGTCAGATCATGGTGCAATATGGGCTTTACTATAAAAATATTTGGGACTCGTTAAAAAGTCTCGATGAGTTAACAGCGCAAAGAAATTAAATCCAGTCTCTTTCGTGCTCTGGATATAGAAGAGTCAACTCTTCTCCAGCTTTTATTTCTCTAGCTGTGAAGTAAACGTCTGCGTTTTCGTCGTGAATCAAGTTGGGCGTTTCAGAATGATTAACATAAAAACTCAAATCAATCTGGTCCAAAAAACTATCAATAAAGAACCCATCACCATCAGAGTGGCAAATACACTGAATGTAGTCTTTCACAGCGTTTGACACATCAGCTAACTCTTCCCAGCGAATAAAGTAGTTTGTTCCTCTTGGGCCAAAAACTGGATAGCCTTTTTGAAAACTAGAAAGAGTAAAAACTCCAACTCCTGCTCCAGCGATTTTTGAGACGCCGAGCTTACATTGTGGCAGTTTTAGGTTCTGGATGATTGATTGGCGCATCTGAAAATTCAGTGATGTAACTATAATCTGTAAATTTAGTTCTCTTGTTTTCTACAGAATAAATGTTTAAATCAATTTTATAACCTGGATTTTTATCAATCGGTTCTTTTACCCATGCGTCGTCATGCCAGACGATGCGATTATTTGGGTAGGCGTAGAAATTGCCGTTATCCATTTTAAAGAAATGAGCGCATTTATGCTCTGGAGTTTCGCTGAAGTTAGTGTCTAAAATGCTTTTGTTTTCCCAACTCCAGTCAAGAGTAAAGAGGTATTCACCAACTTCTTTGGTGTTGGATGGTGTGATGAGCTTTGCTCGCAATCCTTTGAGCCTCTGACGTACTTGAACGTCAACGTAGGGACTGAAGCAGTCCCAATACATTGCGTGCTCAAGAGGCACTGGATCGCAAGGTTTCCAGCAAAACGCTGTGATTGGTCGGCGCGTCCAGTTTACGCCGTTATCTAAATAAGCTTCAAAAAGAGGCACTCGCTTCTCGATGGAAGCTACAGAATGAACATCAGCAGATGTGTATTCGCCGTGACCTTTTTCGTGATTGAACAAATATTCGTTTCGAATTAAGCAAGTGATTGTGGGAACGTTGTGATTTAGATAGGCCATGATTAAGCATCGCTCCAAGGACCAGATGCAGAGGCTGCGCTAACTACATTACCAGTGGTTAATTGGGTGACTTGCATATTAAATTCACGGATAAGTACAGTCCAGTTATTAGTATAGACTGCATTAACAACTGGAAAGACTTTTGAGTTTGCGGATAAACTAACAACGCATTCAAAAACAAAATTATTTAATAACTCGTTATTACCATTTGCATCTCCCGTATTAACATATAAATTTGCTGTTCCAAAAGTTCCGCCAAGAGGAACTCCATAAACATATTGCTGATCAGGAAATAAAATTTGACTTTGTGATGCGCCATATCCGAAACCCATTATATTTCGACTATAATTGATAGCAGATTGATTTGTGCTAAATCTTTGATAAACTAAACCATGTCTTTTAGTCAAGACTGCATTTGAAGCAAAAATACCAGCTCTTATAAAGGCAGCAGTCGGAGTTGCTCCGATTCTTGGATTTGCAAAATTAACATTATAATAAAATTTATAAGTTCCAGTTGTTAAATAAATTCCAGTATTATTTAACATGGAGTAGAATACCCCAGAATTTGCTAAAGTCAAATCATTACTGTCTGTAGGAGAAATAATAGAATATGTTTGATTTAATAGTGCTCTATTTGGTGAATTTGGCAATCCATTTATTTGATTAGTAAAATAAAATTTACCGTCATTACCATATTCAACTGCTCCGCCAATAGGATTAGTTGTTAAACCACCACTTAAAGTAATTCCGTTAAGAAATGTACTGCGACCAGCAATAACATGTTGAGCGCCTGTAACATTGCAACTACCAGTGATATTTACTACGCCGTTAACGCCCAAATTAGAAATAATATTAAAATTCGAAGCATCTCCAGAAAAGTTAAAAGCCGCATTGGGACTATTAATTGAAACGCTGCCTAAAAAAGCGGAACTACCAGTTTGGTTAAAATTTCCAGTATGGTTCCAAGTTCCTGTTGAAAACAGAGTTCCAGATTGTGCAAAATTGCCAAAGAAACTAGAATTTCCTGTTTGAGAAAAGCCTCCAGAAAATGTTTTATTGCCAGTAGCAGTAATAGTTCCGTTAAAAACGGAATTTCCAGTAACATTCAAATTACCACTAAAAGTATTTGTTCCAGCAGAATTAATGTTTCCACTAAAATTAGCATTGTTTAAATTTGTTACGCCAGAAAGAGTAACGTTATTGCCTGTGGAACCGTCTAGCGTTGAAGCTGGAACAATTGTGGCGTTTAAAGTTCCTAAAACAGTTAAGTTTTGGAAAACGCCAACTGAGCCAGAAATTCCGCTAAACCAGCCAGTTTTAAATCGGTTAGAAGAGCTTCCCAAATCCACGCTAGCATTGCCTGTTGGAACGAGAGTTCTAACAGCGTTTAGTTCTGTTGGATTGCCAAGAATAGCTCCACTAGAAAATACAATTTGATCAGCGAAAGTTTTAACGCCGCTAATTGTTTGAGTGCCAGTGGTTCGAACTAATCCTGTACCACCTAAAAAAAGACTAGAATAAGCTGCTGTGACAGCTTGGTCAATTTGCTGAGCAGAGTTTTGAAGAACGTAAGTTGCCATATTTTTCCTTTTACCTTTGTTATAATTACACTAATCCGAGAGAATCTCCCTTGCGAACGTCGTCCCAAGAGGCTTCGCCTTTGTTTTTCATTCTGCGCTTGAATTGAGAATAACAAACTGCGGCTCTTTGTTTTTGATCTTTATAGTCTTTTTGAACCATATCGTCTGCTAAACAGCGGCTAACAAATTCTTGTTCTGTTTCTGATTTTTTTTTAGTAGGTAGAGGCATGTTAATAATTACACTAAAATTATTCTTTATATTGGAAATCAAAACCATAAATTGTTTTTCTTTTATATTTTGTCAAAACTTGTTGGATGCCAATCTCTGAAAATCCAGTTTTTTCAGAAGCTTCTTTAATTCCAAAGAATTCATTAATAATATTTCCGTTTTGATCTATTTGCAGAATTTTTCTTTTATGACTATCGCTTAGTTTTTGTTTATGTCCGTCGCTAAGTTTTTTATTTTCCCAAAATTTAGAATTATTTTCGCTCATTTTCTTTCTATGTTCCGCTGAAAATTTTTTTCCTAACCAGTGTTTTTTATGATTAATAGAAATTTTACGCTTAGTTTCTTTGGCCCTTACTGATCTATCCGCTTTTATCTCTAAATTATAACCTTTGTTTTGTTTGCAAGCATCAAAAAAGTCAATCCATAACTGTTCTTTTTCAATTAAAACATTTTCTGAACAGGTTTCTAAAATAGAAAAGAAAAAATTCTCTTCTCCATATTTATTGAAGGCGTTTTGTAATTTATTATTACCATGCTTATTTGCTCTTAAGCAAGAAAAGTGCTGATTTCTCCTGTGTCTCATTTTATTACTGGAACCTATATATACAAGCCCATTAATAATATTTTTAATCATGTAAATACCTGAAGACGGTGGTATTTTTTCTTTTTGGATAGACATGCATTAAATTACACTTTCTACGAAAAATTCAGCTATAGGTTTTAGTTTTTTATCGAAGCCAGGAAGTTGATAAAAAGCATCATAGTTTTTGCTAAACTTGATTGCGCAATTCAAAACTTTGTTCTTTTTATAAGCCTTTAGAATATAGACTTGTTTTAAATATTCCACCATAATCTTTAAAAGATTAAAATAGCCAGCAAATGTTTTCATCTTTCTTAAGTAGTGAGGGTCTATTTGCTTTTTTGAAAACTCACAATATTTTTTAATCATTTGGTCTTCAAACATTTCATTAAAGAAAAATTCATACCTAAGAGATAAAATATCCAACAAAGAATCTCCTTTATAAGCGTCTTCCCAATTAATTGCATGAACATGATCTCCAAAAATCAGCATTGTGGACTGATTGAGATTTCCATGACATACTTCGTTAGCTTCAAGATTGACTAGATTCTTTTTATTTTTTAAGATATTTTGTATGTATAAAATCTCTTCAGACAAGATTTTTTTTAACTTGTCATGATTTTCTAACCAATCAATTTCCACATCTGGAACTTTAAAAATATCAAAATTCAAATAATGATCCAAATAGCTAGACATTGAAGAAAGGTCGTCAACCGTTTCAAATTGAGATAGTTGATTCAAAAAGAATGGTACGGAATAATCTTGATCTATTATAGATGCAATTCCAGCACTCGCAATATTTGGCATTGGAAGGTATGCAGTGATGAGGTGCTCAACAGAGTTATCCAAGCCATGTGCCATTGGATAAGTGCTAATTTTTTTATTGATATTCTTTTGAAGAATATTGAATTCTTTTTGAAAGTTAGAAGACTTTTGATCTAAGGATAGTTTAATGCAAAATTTGCCTAAAGAAGTTTTTACAGAAAAAATATCATTATTGATGTTCGCGTCAATAAAGTCAATTTGCTGAATTTGGCCGAGGTCTTTTTCTAAAAAGATTTTTTTAATTAAAACTTTTTCACTTTCATAGACCTCATCTTGTCTAGAGAAAATATAAACTTTTTCATTAAAAAGATTGGTGATTCTTGGCATAATTATAATAAAAAGAAACCCCTCGATTTCGAGGGGTTTCTGATTTATGTTTTTTTAGTTAGGCGATTACATTACTGCCTTGCCGATAGGCAGCTAAGCTGCTCTTGGCGAGAGTAAGGTTTTCGTTGCGGTTTCGGTCATAAACGCGCACATACTTTGGAGTTTCAGAGACGAAACGACCATTCACGGAATTACCTTGAGTGGTGGTAAGGCCGAAGAAACGGCCACGACTAGAGCGCATCGCGCTAACAATATTATTTGTTCGAGTATTCATTGCTCAATAATTACGCTACTCTCATTCAAATATTACCTTGGCATCAGAGATTTTTGCAGAAATTTCTGGATTGGGATTTTGAAGCATAAATTTAGCCAATGGAATTTCCAAATATTGACGATAGACTTTTTGAATGGATCGAGCGTTGTTACCGTTTTCTTCAATCTTTTTCAATAAAAACTCTTTTGTATCTTCCGAGATGTGAATTTTTTTATTGTTTTGATGAAGAGACTCACATGTTTTTTGAATCATTTTATCAAATATTTTCTTAAACTCGTTCTTCGAAATCTTATTAAATACAACAACATCGTCTAATCTAGCCAGAAATTCTGGCTTAAAAAAGTTCTCGATTGATTTTTTATATTTAGAATCTTGATCATCTTGAACTGGCAAGAAACCCATTGACGCTTTGGAAACTTGTTCGTGGCCAAGATTACTTGTGAGAATAATGATGGAGTTTGAGAAATCAATTTTGCGACTCATGCTGTCAGTCACATAGCCATCATCCAAAATTTGAAGCAGTAAATTGTTAATGTCTCTATGGGACTTTTCAATTTCGTCAAAAAGAATTACGCTGTTTGGTCGATTTCTAACGAACTCTGTTAGTATGCCGCCTTCTTCGCATTTGACATATCCGATAGCAGAGCCAATTAATTTATTGATTGAGCTTGACTCTTGATACTCGCTCATGTCAAGTTTCAATAAACTCTTTTCATTGCCAAAGAATTTTTCAGCAATCAACTTGGCTGTCCAAGTTTTGCCAACTCCTGTTGGGCCAACAAATAAAAATTTGCCCATTGGTTTGTTTTTTGGTTTAAGACCAGCTTTCGAGCAGATTAGAATATCGCTGATTTTTACCAAAGCCTCATCTTGTCCAAAAATATCATTTTTAAGAGTCTCGAAAATGTCTTCATTTTGTAGGTTATTTGCGAAAATAATTTTATTTTTATTGATTCCTAACTTTTCAGAAAACACATCAATGATATGATCTGTTGAGATTGGAACAAATTTGCGACCTTTTTCAGACCATTCAATTAGTTTTTGGCCAAACTCCTCAATCATTTTTTCGCACTCGTTTGAGTGTTTTGGGTTCTTGATGTTGTTGAGGTTCTTTTGGATTTTCTTTTCAAGATTCTTGATTTTTTTAGGAATAGCAAAGTTAGCAATTTTTACTCTTGATCCTAGCAAATCCAGCATGTCGAAAGCTTTGTCAGGAAATTTTTTGTAAGGAACATATTTCTCACAAAGGAAAATAATGTCTTCAATAATCTGTTCTGAATAAACCACTCCATGAAAGTCTTCAAATTGTTTTTTTGAGGACATGAGAATCTTTTTGGTTTGAAGATTGTCTGGCTCTTCAATTGTAATAGCTTCAAAGCGGCGTTTTAACGCACCGTCCTTCTCAAACAGCTTCTTGTATTCAGCATGTGTTGTAGCGCCAATACAAGTGATTTCTCCGCGAGCCAAAGCAGGTTTGAGCATGTTTGCCACATCTAGCGCTCCCTCTCCATTACCAGCACCAATCATAGTGTGAATTTCATCAATAAAAATGATAAAATTGCTATTTTCTTTTAGTTCATCAAGAAGCCCTTGGAATCTTTGCTCAAATTGGCCGCGATATTTTGTGCCAGCGATCATGGATGCCATGTTCAATGAAATCAAAATCTTGTTCTTTAATAGAGGAGTGGTTTCATCAACAATAATCTTGTAAGCCAAACCTTCAACGATGGCTGTTTTGCCTACGCCAGGATCGCCAATGAGAATAATGTTATTCTTTGTTTTTCTCAAGAAAGTCTCTGCAAGAGTTGCGATTTCAACATCTCTGCCATAGACATTATTTAATTTATTATTTGTGGCTAGTTCGGTTAGATTTGTGCAGTATTTTTTAACATAAGTCTGCTTGATAGCAGTGTCTTCTTGAGTTTCGGGTTCTGTTTCGACTTTTTTCTTGACAGAATTTGGGTCCAAATGATTAATTAATAATTCGGCAAAATCATCAATTGGAAAATGTTTGTGTTCCAAAAATCCACGCACTGTTGGAGAAGTAACTATTAAAGCATATAAAATATGCTCTACGCCAATGTATTCCTGTTTTAAATTGCCGCTTGTTTCGTTTGCGAATTTAAGTATTTCTTCAATTTCATTATGCCAAGTCTTTTCATTAGCTTTCTTTTTAAAGAAGTCTGGATGATTCCCTTCTACAAAAGGAATAATCTTTTCTGCCAATTCATATTGATTAACCATGAATGGACGCAAAACAGTTCGGAACATAGGATAATCTAATTCCATGATGGCCTTAAACATGTGTGCGCAATTGATTCTCTCATGCCCCAAAGACTTCGCAAGTTCTTGGGCTTGCTCCAGGGCTTTTTTGACACGCGGCGTCAAGTTAAGTTTTTTCATCCTCATGTTTTTACACTATTTAATTTCAGACAGTTTCATATAAATTTTCTCATCCAAGATCGCCAGTTTATCTATAAATAATATGTCTTCTCCTTTTTTACCAGTTATGATCACGATGCTTTCTTCTTTTGGCAATTTATTGCCGTTATCAAGATATTCTGTTAGTCTGGCTTTTTGACGAGAATCAAGAAGCATAGCTTTTACTTTTCCTGTTTCATCAGCGATTTCAAGTTTTGCATATTTGTTTCCATTAGAGCTTTTCTTGCGGAAGCAGTCTTTTACAACGCCTACAATACGCACGTTTTCATTGATGTCAAGAGAGTTGAAAGTCATGCAATTCACATATTTTTCTGAATCTTCCTCGGAAAAGATATTTTTAACAATTTGCGAATAAGAGTATCCAAGCAATTTAGTTTCAAAATACCAATTGGCAAATTTTGGATATTTTGAGTTTTTGTCATAGATTTCTCGATAGCCAGCATATTTTTGCTTGAAGGTTTGAAACCTTTTGTCGCTCATGATCGGTTTGTTATCATCGCCAATTTGTTTATTTTTGACGCAATCATGAATTGTTTTCAAAATATCAAAGTCATATTTCTCGCCCAAAGAGCAAAACAAACGCTTCTCTCTATCAGTTAGAATGTTAAATGACTGAGCTTCCAACACCATTCGGCAGCGATCTTCTGAAAAACTATTCAATGCTCCAGCTTGTACAAGCGCAGACAAAGCACCAATATTTAATCCAGCTTGCTTGGCTACTGAAAAAACATCATATTTGTTTTTTAATTCAGCATTGCAAAACTCCAGTAGAGCACTCATGGTATTGTCTGAAATGCCTTTGATGCTGTTTAATCCATAACGAATATCTTTTTTCTCGATTGAGAAGTCCGTCTTGGATTTTGTGAGGTCTGGGGCCAAAAGCTTCATATCGAAATAAGGAAGCTCTTGGGTGATTTTGTTAATCTCTGAGTATGAATCAGGCTCAAACTGTGTCATTTTCAACAAACTCAAAAAGAAATACTGAGGATGTTTAAACTTTAGATAAAGAGTCCACGCAGCAAGAAT